ACGTTGATTCGGAAATGAGTTTCGGGTCGTAAATATCCCCCGCATACGGATCCACCGCCGGGTTAATAAGGCGATTATACTGAAGGATCTGGATGATTTTGCGGAGATCGGCGTGAAGGTCGCTCGTGAAAAAGACGCGGTCGTAGGAACTACATTGGATTTTGTGGGACTGGGATCCTGCTGGGAAAGCGGCGGCGACCTTGGCGTGGATGACTGCTCCGCCTTCCGGGTTGTATTTGTTGGTGGCCGTGTAAATACCGGCAATATCTTCGCTGGTGATCATTCTACCTTCTCCCACGAAAAAAAGGGAAGGCGGCGTTAACTCTGAAACGGATTTGGATTCGGTACATATTTCGGATTTCCTGTGGGAGGTGGAGGATGGAAGGGATTTGGTTCTTTGGGAGAAGGTGGTTGTTTGTCGATTTCCACGTGCCGTGTACCATCTTCAATACACCCGCAACAGCGGAAGACATTGTACCAACAGCACCCTTCGACAATCAACCCAAGAATAGGAAGGATCAACGCCTGCATGTGGCAGATTTGGATTGCGAGTGAACTGTTCAATTTTCTAAGAAAATAGAAAGATATATAGATGGAAAAAGAAGAGGAAGAGGAAGAGGAAGAAAAAAAGGGAACCGGAAATGCCGTGTATCTGATAAGTGGCCATGGATGTACATTAGAAGAACAAATTACAGTCCCGGAACGCGTCATATGGATCGAACTAGCATTGTGTGGTGATTCTGTATATGCGATGGAACGAATTCATTTACTGTTACAAGAACGTGTAAAACAATTCTTTAGTGAAACACCGATGCCTGTAACTGATTCAGAGAAAGATGATTATAATTTACAATTACAAAAATTATCGAGTATGTTGTATAAGGCTAAATTTCCCGGTGAATCAATATCCAATGGTATGAACTCATTGTTGGGAGAATCTATAAATATAAGTAATCCTACAAAAAGTTACACATATAAATCTGGGATTATTGAATTATATAAAGGGGACGATACCCTTTTATTAAAAAAGATTGAAACAACTTTTCCAATAACAGATTCTAAAATCTTTACAGAAATATACTCGAATAGCATATTCCCACGCTCTAAAGCAGAATTTGACGCATTACCAAAGTCCGGGCTCTCGTTTAGTACCCTGTTTACAAAAAAAGAACTCCCTCATTTTGGAATATCAGCGGGACATATAGTATATATCAATGGAGGATGTAGAGGTTATTGTACTGAATCTGGAATCTTTTCTTCTGGAAGAACCTCTTCATCCGGTGTAATCAGTAAACGATTAGAACGCACAAATACAGCCTCAATATTGGAAAACGTGGACAAGTTCGGTAGAACTCAATTGATTGCCTTTACAATCAGTAAACTTTACCCTCGCGCGATTGAACTGCTGAATCGAATTCATACTGTAGAGTTTATCAATCAAACAGATATCTACGGCAAATCTGCACTGGATTATGTGTTGGAAGATACCTCTTCCTCTTTTACCAGAGATAGACTGATTGACATATTAAGAAAAAGCGGTGCGTCTGAGACGTCGATGGAAGAAAGAGAATCCCTACTAAGAAAATCACTTGAAGTTCATAAAGATGATGTATTCGTTTGTATGAAAATTTTATCGTTGATGATTGAAATAACTAAGTCTAATAATACCTTATTTTCAGATCCAACGCTTATAAAAACCTTATTATATGTTGCTGAAAAACATAGAAATACTTATAATATATTTGAAGAAGTGTATGCTATATTTACAAATGTTTACAAAACAAAGGATCCTCGACTCGTAGCGTCTGGACTCTTTGAAACCACATTTAAAATATTGCTTTCGGGCCTTTTAACAGGTGATCAATTTCTATTAGATTTCTGTTTAACTAAAATCTTCGCATTTATCTTTTTAAATCCTAGTGAATTTACTGAAACAGTACCAGAAATGTTCCGAGTATTTTCTGGTATTATAGTAAGAAGCGACATTCAACCAAATACGATTCAACTTATACTAAAAATATTCAAGTATAGACGACCTGAGTTTGTGACTATATTTAAAAACAACAGCGTTTTTCTAAATCAATTAAAAGAAATGGGAGTTCGCTACCCACAATTCAACACAGATATAGAATTACTTACATCATCAATTCCCCCCACGAATGATTCAGAATCAAAAGGAGGTTCCAGAAGGTATAGAAAAAGAAAAATAACAAGAACAAGACGAAGAAGATCGCGTCCTCTAACTCGAAAACATAGAGTATAAAAACCCTTCCATCTATTCCAGTCTCTGTAGGAGTGCCTCGTTCTCTGCGATCTTACGCTTCAAGCGTTTGATCGCAGTCTTTCTCTGCGTACAGGCAGCACAAAAGGCACCGCTTTGCCGTAGGGCGCGCGTCGTCTTGTGATGGGAGGTTCCACACCGACAGGCAAAGTGGACGTGGGGTCCGTCGGAATGCTCCAAGGTCGCTCCATCACGGCTTAGAATCTCTGACACGGACTCGGTCATTTGCGGGGGGGCATTTACGGGGTAGGGACGTGTCAATTTTCAGTCACATAGACTTTTAGCCTTATATAGGCAATTTGTGACATACCCCCCTTCCGATACTATACTCACCACCGGTATAAAGAATGCTTCGATCGTGTCTAGTTTCTTTAGAATCAGGTCTCTAGAAGGCGAGAAGTTATGGTAACAGTAAAAGAAATAGTTACTTTTCCGGATTACCTTGTTAAAATAGGCCTCGAATATATCATAGGAAAATTCACTGACGCTATGTGCCCCAATGACCAAATCAAAGGATTGTGCGGTGTTCCACGTATCGTAATCAAACGCAGAGACTGTCTCATAGAGACTGCTGGGCACATCTTGTTGTTCCAAATACCACCGTTGTAAAAGGGATAGATGTGGTAGATCTATCATTGTCCATTTGCGTAAAGGGCGATGCTTGTTCAGGGTTAACCAGTGACCAAATCCGCCCCCAATTTCCACAATCGAATCAAGGGGGTGTGGTAAATGTGTAAACAAGATAACAAACATCATTATATGACGACTATCTAAACATGTATAATCCGAATAAACGCTCGTCGAATTAGCATACCCCAATTTACGCCTTGATACTAATAACTCTTTATACATCTCGTACATAGGACGATTCGTGTGTTTCGCAATATTATCCGCTTCTACATCAGGCGGGTGGTCCCCATTATCTATAAACCCGTACAATTCGTGTTCGGAACGAAATCTTTCAAACACCTCCTTCGTTAACGTCATACGATTGAATGTTTGGACAGACTTGTTGAACACATCGCTGTAACCTTCCATAAGTATATACTCATATACATGTAACTTTAGACTGGTACATGATTTATATATAAGGGGGGCAAAGATATCTTTGAAATGGTTTCGTCTAGATGGATGTTAGTCACATCGAGGCGTCCATCTAATCATTTCCAAAAACGCCATCTTTGTACCGAAGAACCTCCCCTACGACGAACCAGAAGACCAGCGATTTCCAAACGGCGACGTCAAAGGCGTAGGCCACAACAATGGCCAGGACGATGGTGGCAACAATATCAAAACCGCAAGACCTGCGATGCGAGTGCTGTGAACGCCTTTGCCCGGAATGCCAAGAGCGTGTGCGTAGGGACAGGGCATCTTAGGAAGGGGTTAGATTTAGAGAATGCCTCGATCTCGAAGGTCTTCTATTTCTTCTATCATTGCCTGTTCTTCGTGCCCGGCTTGGTTGGTGGCATACTCTTCTTCGCACATCATCTCATACAAAAGAGTCCATGCGTAATGTTCGGGTTCCTCGTCTTCTACGTTATTCTGGACTTCCAACATATCCGCCTCCCAATTCTCGACATCTTCGGCAATGGCGGCCGAGTCTCGTTCAATACCGAGGAAGGCCTCTTCTGCGTCTTCTGCTGCCTCTATCGCTCCGAGAGATTCCGCAGACTCCCATTCAACGCCATGTCTTCGTTGTGGAATAGGGACTGGTTCCACGATTTCACCGGGTCCTAGCCCCTCCTCTTCGTCTGCTTCTGCTTCTGCTTCTTCTTCTTCGTCTGCTTCTGCTTCTGCTTCTGCTTCTTCGTCTACTTCTGCTTCTTCTTCTTCTCCTTCTGCTTCTTCCTCTTCTTCTCCTTCTGCTTCTTCCTCTTCTTCTCCTTCTGCTTCTTCCTCTTCTTCTTGTCGAGGTACAGGCTTCACTTTCTTTACGACTCTTTTTGGAATATCGTCTGTCTTTGGTAAAAATAGATACGGTGCGATAACAAATCGTTCTACATCTGATGGAAGTTGCGGAAGCCGAGAAGCCACGCTAGTACCGGCAAACAAACAAAGTTCTGTGAGACCCAACAGTTCACGTTTCAACTGCTCCCGCAGTCTCTCATGAATCGTCGCCAGGATGTCTATTGAAGCATCACTGTCTCTGTTGGGAACATAGTGTAAGGCTGTATGTCCCTTCTTGTCTTGGAGAGATAGATTTACGGTAGGAATCGTCAATATCCATTGAACAAACTCTCTGCTTTGGTGTTGGCACGCGCTCATCAGAATCGTTTTCCCCTCCTCGTCCTGAGCATTGATGTCAATGTATTCCAAATACCGTTGCGCGTCACTTGGTTGCTTGTGTTGAACAACGTTTTCCCACGCCTTGGGTACGCTAGCCTTGGAAAGATAGGCAACAACATCTACGCTTCCGAATTCGATGGCGGTGGAAAGAGCCGTTGTTCGGTTAGCATTGGGAAGAGCCGTTTCCAACAGATGGATGACCAGGTCCAAGGTACCTTTTTGACAGGCTTCTAGAAGCACAGATTCTAAAAAGGGTTGTCGAATATCCGTTGTATCCTCATTATGAAACGTCCGGTATACGTTCTTCGATATGACCGCCCCTTGTGACGACAAGTATCGCACTAATGGAAGATGACCTCCTGTGTATGCCTCTTTGAGTGCCCGATTCAAGATACAACGATGTGTGCGTTGGGTCGCCTTTAACGCATGGAAGAGCAGTCGCACAATATCGGAAAAGCCTTTGTTTGATGCTTTAAGAATCGCGTAGGGTATACGAACAGGATCAAGGGAGGGATACTTGACCAAATGCTTGACACACATTAAATGTCCGTGTTCGGCTGCCAACGAAAGAGCTGAATTATTTTTGTAATCAATACAATTCACATCGATGTCCTTGATTTCCAACAGTCGTTTTACGACTTGTTCAGATCCAAATTCGCAGGCTTGAAAGAGTGCCGTTCTTCGATACACATCCTTCTGGTTTACGTCAATATCAGGGTTTGCGAGGAGGAGGTTCACGATGGCAATGTGTTTTGCCGCCGCCATAAGGGGAAACGTCGTATTTGGTGTCTCAAACATCATATCTGAAAAGGTATTGGGGGAAATCATACTTCCCGGTTGTTTGACGTTGATAAGACGATGCTGAAGCAAATGACGCACCTTTTCCACTTTGTTGTGAGAACATCCCCATGTCAAGGCCGTTTGTCCGTAACAAAAATCCCATCTACGGTAACTTTGCTTGACCACCATCACAAGGTCGTTCACCGAATAGGATGTCGCCAAGAGTTGCCGAAACTGCTTCACATCCATTGTCTTCATGGCCCGGTACACTTCCCCTTCGGCCTCCGGTGATAAATAGCGAGCAAGGCTCTTGCTGAGAGTTGCCTCCCTGGATTCTAACTGAAAGGCTATTACCTCACGTGACCCGTATTCTGAACGGAGAAGGCCGTGTTGCTTCAAAAGCCCCCACACTTCCACGGGGTCCTGCCGAAGGTTGAAGGGACCCGGATACAGGGCAGGGTGCGTGTCTCGCCACGTACAAGACGGGGGAAAGTCTGTCTGAATTCCTGGAACCCCCTTCAAACGCGCCACAATCTTGGCTTTTATCTCATCATTCGGATGTTCTTTGGCTTTGTGAACTGCGTACAAATACGGGGTTTGTTGATATGAATCACGGATATTCACATCAATCTTTGGGTGGGAGAGAAGAAGATCGACGATCGCTAGGTGTCCTGCTTCGACGGCGTCGTGAAGGGCCGTTTTAGCCGGACAGAACCGCCCCATTTCATTATGACCGTAATATACCTTGCTGAGGCGATTGACATCCATGCCTGGATGTTTCAGCAGGGTTTGGACAGTGCTGACCATCCCCTTGGAACAAGCCACCATGAGAGGCGTCTGTCCTTGATAGGTTCCTTTATTGACATCGATCTCTGGATCCGACAGGAGAGTTCCTATGTATCCTTGTCTTTCGATCGTCAGAAAGAGCCGTGTTTTTTGAGGGCGGAAGGTCACATATTGATTCGAGGACATCCTTCTTTTCGATACAAGGGATGTAGGTTTAGACCTCTAAAAAAACAGAAGACAAAGGAGATGAGTTGTCTGTTCCACAGCCTGGGAGCCCTGCTTCACATTCCGACGGATGCCGTGCGCCAGCAAATCTGCGACTACTTGGACGCGGGAAAGCCGGTACTAGAGGGGATGGAGACGAGCGACTTGTTGGCCTTGGAGGGCGCCAACTATGTCGCACGTATGCGGTCCTCGAGCACGTGGGGAGGGGCGATCGAAATCCAGGTGGCGGTACGCCTGTGGAACGTCAACGTGACGGTTCAAAATCGTCGCGACGGAACGGGGCCGATCGAGTTTGTGGCACCTACACCAGTGTCCGACACCTTGACAATCTACTGGACAGGAGGGCATTACGAGCCGGTGAGTAGGGTAGCCTAGAAGGTCTAAATATTGGCCCCGAACCAAAGACAATGCTATACGGGATTCCTCAATTCACCGTCTTGTCTGTCGTGGTGTTTATGGCATTAATGGGATTCTATACAAATGACTTACAACTGATAGCACCCCTTGGTGCGATTTTGGTCACGGGCAGTGTCTGTGGACTGTGTTTTTGTGTAGAAAAAATACGCGGAGAAGAACCACCTGCGGAGGAAGAGAGAGCCTTAGCGCACTAGTGTGTTTCCAAGCGACGAGGTTTTCTGTAGAACGTGATACGAACCGCCAAGAGAAAGATGACGTAGAGAAAGAGAAGACATTGAAGAAATGATCCCATTTGATACATCGATGGGTGAAGTGTCTAAAATCATTTTTTTCCTCACTGGGAAAAAAATTATTGTCCTCGAGTAAGATGAAATACGGACTGTACGTCTTCTTAGTCGCGTTGTGTCTTTTGGTTTTTCTGGTTTTCCTACAATCCCGCTACTTCATTCCAAAGGTGGTGTGGACGCACTGGGACGACGCGATGCCTCCGTTGATTGCGGGGTGCCTGGCCAATACCCGACGCGTGCTTTCGGACTGGACGGTGCGCCATGTGACGACGGCGGACTTTTTGGCCATGTGTCCGCAGGACCAGATTCCGCGGGGGTTTGACGACCTGATCGTCCAACACAAGGCCGACTACATCCGCGCCTGGCTACTCGCGACGCACGGAGGGGTGTGGATGGACATTAGCACGGTGCTCAACGTCAGTTTGAATGGGATGCGGGACGCTTGTACCCGGCAACGGGCGGAACTCGCGGGGTTCTACTTGGGTGCCACAACAGTGGACCCGCGATACCCCGTGTTTGAAAACTGGTTCATTATGGCGCCGCGGGGGAGTGACTTTATGGCCCGGTGGCATCGTCGGTATTTTCGGGCCATCGAAATGGGGCTGATGAACTACAAGACCGAGTCGCGGTCGCGCGGGATTCAGTTTCACAAGTTGATGGAGCGAAAGGACAGCGTTTATCACACCCAGCACCTCTGCTTCCAGGACGTCCTTCAGACGCAGTACAGGGTATTCCCGGCCAACATTTTGTTTTTTCGAGCGGAGGACTCGATGTTTGCGGTTCAGAATCGATGCTGGGTCCACCCCGCCACCGAAAAAGAGTGTATGAAGACAATCTTTACGGCGGAGAATGTGAAAAGCGTGCCCTTTATCAAGTTGACGGGGAACTGTCGCAAATATTTTCCGGCGGACTATTTTGATTAGTCGTCCTCTTCTTCTCTTTTTTCTCCAATTTGTTCATAATACGCCGGCATACGTTTCCACAGCCACCACAGATTTTCGTCTTTCAGCCACCCTTGGCTAACATACAACGGACGTAGAAAGGTGTTGACTGTGATCGGCATTGTACACGTCGGATGTAAACATCGAACCCCAAAGGTGACGAATTGAAGAGGGGTAAGGGGGCGCCCCTTGGCCACTCCGTTGTGGGGGACAAAGAAGTTGTCCTTGCGAATCGTCGCAGTGATTCGTCGCCCCTCGTATTCTATGTAGACGTCGACGGGTTTTTTCAAATCGGCGAGGTACTCGTCGACGGTGTATTTTGAAGTGGGGGAAGGTTCCTGTTCAGGCAAAGCAAGCACCGCGTCAAGGATCGCTTGTTCCGCTCTTCGACTGGTCGGCCATCTGGCCAGTGTCGGCTCAGGGTCGTTCATGGTTCTAAGATTATGCTCATTGGTGGCCTTGATGATGGCTTGTATACGGGCCTTTTCTTCCGCACTCACTATTTTGTCGTCATAACAGTCGCAAGACGAGTGGCCACATCGTGGACAATCGTCATCGTCGTGATTTGTTCGCCTGTAGTCTTCCTCATACTCCTCTTCGTAGTAGTCCTCCTCGTACTCTTCTGGAAAGTCACACGGATTGGAAATAATTTGTTCTTGTTCTTTTTGTTCTTGCTCGGAATTCATTGGAAAGAGGCACACATGGATACAGTTCCTACAGAATTATCAATTTTTTTCGAGAAATATCTACGGTGTCTTGTATAATTCCTTCTTTTCTTTTTTTTAAAAGTTTCACAGACATTATGAACCGGCTATGCCAGATCGTAAGGTCCCTTTCGTAGCAGCTGGGCGGATGAAACAGGGTTGCAAACCAAACCCTACCGCGTGCCCTTTTTAACGGTGCGCGCGTTCCGTGACTCCCAGATTGGATCGATCGTTATTGTTGAATTTTGCTGCGTTCGAGTTGCTCGTATTCATGTTGCTCTTTGGTTTCGGACACACCCCCTAAAATAGGAGGCACGCCCTATGAAGGTTGCTGAATGAGCGTTTATCAGATGCGCGATATGTCTTACGACATATTGCAAGATTTTTATTGTTTGCTTGATTTCATTCGCTACGAAAGGGGGTGTGGTGGGGGTTACTCAAGGGAGATGAGCGTGCGTCCATTGCTCTCGCTCAGGCAATAGTCGACCTGCGTCTCGAAGGTCTCCAGCGCCTGAGTCAGTTCCGCGATCTTGTCGGCCAAAGACAACGGATCCAAAACGGTCGCCTTGTTTTGGGCCAGGAAGGTCGCCGTGAGTTGCTGGACGACCTCGACATTCGTCTTGGCGTCTTTGGCCAACTCGGTGGTCAGCAGACGGTCCACACGCTGTTGCTCCGCGTACTGGTGTCGCTCGTACTCGGCCTTGGTGGCCGTGTACTGCTCCGTCATACGATTCAACATGGCCTTTTCCATCTCGATGCTGCGCTTGCGTTCCACGGCATCGGCAACCGTGTACGTCTTGCCACCGATGCTCACCTTGGTCGACGCGTTGCTGATGACAATGGCCGACTTGATGGCGTTGTAGCGGGCCAAAAGATCAACAAAGGACTGGTAGGAGGCAGTGGCCTGGGTCGTGAAGCGAGTCGCGTCGAGCATGTCGCTGGCTCGCTTCACGGTCGTAAACACGGCCGTGTTGCTCGTGTTATCGATTCGTTTCCGGAGAAGTTTGAGTTCGCTGAGGGCTTGGGTGACGGAGATCATCCTCTTATGGTGTTAAGGTGGGGGTGGCTTTAGACCGGTGACAAAAAAGGTCTTTCCGTTCTAATCACTCGTCGTCGGAATGTAATTCAAGGTCTTGGTCACTGTCTTCCTGAAGAAGCGTAGGACAAAGTTGGGTCATATATCGTACGCATAACCTCGTAAATACCTCACGGTCCTTGTTCTTTAGTTGAAGACCATTTAGCAATTGTGGAAGGGTTGCGTTTGTGATGGGGGCCGTGTATTCCGACAACGCAATAGCAAACCCACGTCCTATGTGGGAGTCATCGGGTCCATCACGAAAGGGACTTTCAGGGTCTTTGATAAGGAGTTTATGTAAGGAGGCACGAAACGATCTCGGAAATTGCTGATACAGAAGGGTGGCCTCGGCTTCCATAGTTGATGTGTCGTTGGCTTCAACTGGTTGTTCAATTTTACTGTAAAGGAAAAGATACAGAAACAGAAACAGAAAATTGAATCCTAGACGGGGCATCCCTGTCTCTCCAACAATGTCCTGTACTCCGTCGCAACTAGGATGGGGGTGTCCTCCTGCCACGCAAATTACGACAACCGTGGTGGAACCGACCAATGTTACCTTGTACGTGACGATCCTGAATTACGTGTATGCGACTGTGGTGGGGCAACCCGCTAACGCCACGACGACGACTACATCCGTTGTTGTCTCTACCTCTGTTGAAACAGTGACCTTTGTATCGGCCATTCTTTTGACAATGTTCTTCACCGCGGTCTTCTTTCTAGCAAAACAGTACGTGGAAACACGTCGTGGATGGGATGCCTGTTGTTGGGAGCGGAGAGCACGTCTTTCATCTCCTTTGAGTTCGGATCTACCGATTACGATCGACGTCCGTGACGTGAAGCCCTAGATTGTGATGTTCGTTTTTTGCTTTTACTGCGACGCGTTCCTCCCCGTTTGGCCGTAGGATTGGCCTTGTACATTCGACGTCGCTCATCCAAAAAGGCTCTGTAGTCGCCTTCCCCATCAAAGGTCATAGAGAACGCCGGATGTGCAAGCACCACGGCGTGAGGAACAGAGATCGATCCGCGCATGGCGTCTTCCAATGCCATCAGATTCACCAAAAATCCAATGTTGGGAAAAATCATCGGACGCTTCGTCTTCAAACATCGCCACGCATCCAACAAGGTCATGTTGTGTCCGTCGGGGTCCATCAAGTGTGCTAGTACAACCGCGGTGGATCGCGACATACCGACGTGGCAGTTGACCAGGATATTGGTCCCCATACGTCGTGCGCGGGCGAGTTCTGGAAGGATGCGAAGAATCGGATCCATGGATTGATCGGGGCGGTCTCTCATGTTCAACGCCAGGATGGTAGGAGAGGGGTCCATGGCTCGAACGCGACTCATATCTCCGTCCGTATCGCCGGCCGCCTGAACAATGATTCCGATACGTAACCTGGCAATAGTCTCTGGATCCGTCGCGGCAGTAATGTTTCCGTGATAAAGACCTGATAGTTCCTCCGTGGGTTCAAAAATCGTATCCACACTGACTATACCGTTTACCGAGGTGACGAGCATTTTAATCTCGTCAAAGTAGGTTTCCGCTGTCATCTCGCCATATAGATCTTGGAGCAAGGTTCGAGTGGGAGAAAGACCAGGGCAAGGAGTTTGCCTCGGAAAGCATTTTACGCAATTGGCGGTGTGAGAGCCATTGTATTCAGTTCGACACTTGGCACAGGTCCACGGACCTTTACTCGTAGAACTCATCCTATTAGACCATTTGATAAAAATTGATTTTATATGTTCATCATTTAAGTATCTCAGATGACCGAATCACCTTCCTCTTTTTCCTTACTTTCGTTTCTTCCCGTACTTGAAGAAAAGGATAGGCGAATCCTGTTACTTGAAATAGAACTTGAACGAGCCAAGGAGCGAGAAATACAGTTGAAGGAACGATTAATGTCGGCACTTCAAAAGCGAAGTCAATTTCGTCTGTTGGCAAGTGAACGACGGCGCAAAGAAATGGATCTTACCTTATCCAACTTGTTGCTGAAGGGGGAGATTTCATACCCTGAATATGAGCACCATCTAAAATCGTTCGATCGCAATGAATTCCAGAAAGAGGAGGAAGAGGCTTACGAGTTTCTAGAGGAACTACACGAGTCCTCTCATTAGAGAATTTCTGGACTCAACGGCATTGCAAAGCAAAGCAAAAGCAAAGCAAAGCAATTTTTTGCTGTGCCAGTTTCAAGTGGTCCCCCATCTAAAATGTGATATATTGTAACCATACTCGCATAAGGGTACGTTTACATCTGATAATACAATATCCGCAATCATATTTACCATAACGTGGGAGCTTTTTATATAATTATTGAAAAACATAAAATGTTTTACTTCACTATTCTTGCCAAAAAATATAGTCCATTCAAAGCCTTTTGTATTGACATTTGTTATTTCAACAATATAGGCTTGACCACTATCATTACGCAACCATGTCCAAGTATCATACAATAAAGAAAGAGATTCATTAAAAGTGTCTCGAAAATTTATCCGCTTTATGTGTAAATCTAACAATCGTTCGTCATATGTACCGGCCATAAGTTTGTGAACAATCACATCTGCGAATCGTCTAAGAGGAGATGTGCTGTGGGTCATATCAGATGTTTTGATACCGATGTGACTTCTTTCATCAGGATGATAACTTACTCCACCTTGACGTCGCGTGACTGTGCCGATTGTGGCACCTGTACTACGATCAATTCTGTGTGATTCAAACAACTCTCGTGTGTAAAGAAGATTTGGAATTCGAACTCGTCGTGTTCGTAAATGAACTGCCGTGATGATATTGGTCCAATTCATTAGGAATTCAACAATTTGTTTTTCCATAGGTCCTGACGTAACAGGTCTGAACCCCCGAAAGGCAGCTGGATCCGTAATCAAACTTGCTAAATCTTGTTGCGATACTCCGACAAGGGTTTGTAAAAACTGAATCATAGGAGAAAACCAAGGGTTTGCCCGTGTTGCACTCGTATTGTTGTTTAAACAAGCATTTCTTACGTCGGCGTAATCGAATCGTGCCTTTATCTTTATTTTTGCTCGATAAATCGCAAAATTAGATACTCCACCGATCCCATCAAACACCATTTTGAACACAATTACGTCTTTTGGTTCTCCTCCTGTAAGGCTCAACCGATTAGCAGTTTCATCGGTCAAAAGACGATCTGAGTAATTTCTCAAATAAAGTGTTTCTGTTTGTACCTTGAGCCTATGTTCATCAGATGCGGTGAGTCCCCCGTGTGCAATATCAACAATGGCTACACGTACCGTTCGATCCTCTGGACTTACACAAATAGCATCATCCAAATCTCTCGCACTTGTGTCATCAATCGTAGCCCAGTTGCGAACCGTTTCATCGATTACGTCAGGTGTTGTGTACTGAATATCACCCGCAATCGGTGTAGGGAGGTCAGGAATAATGGGTTCAGGGACCACGATTTGACCAGAAGAATGGGATGTTAAACCATGGGCTGTTTCACGGTTCATCGCGAGAATACAGGGTAAATCATCCGTCGCGTCTCCAGAAAAAATTTGAAGCACTTCGTAATAAGGAGCCGCGGAATTGATCTTGACAATAATGCGTGTTCCATTTACCAAACTTCCAGTATCATGTAAATGAACCAAAATAGGTTTTCCGTTTACTTTGAGAATAGGAATTCCTTGAGGAGTATTTAAAATATCAAACGTCGCTCCCTTGGGTAAGTTGACGTATTTTAACCTGTATTTCCTGTTGCGATCTGTGTACAAGGTCGCACAAACTGTTTGTGTGTTTCTTGATTCTAAGATAAATGCGGTCCCAGAATCCACCACACGATTCATAGGAAGTAGTTCGGGAGCAGAAATTTGAGTTAGTTTATCCCCTGATCCTTCACTGTTTCGTTTGATAAATTGTTTACCTAAAAATGCGGTAATCTCGCCTCGTGACGTGGGTGTTTCAGTCGCCTCATCAATATTTCGAATCCGTCTCACAGCACCTGAAACGGATAAAGGGGTCGCATCTGGAAGAGGAAGCAAAGGAGCTTGGATAAAAATCCGGAATGTGTGTCCTGTCCAGGGATTTTCTGCAGTTTGTTCAATCCGAGCCCCCTCGTCAATAAAACAATCATTCCCTTGGAACCGAACTTTCTTTTTAATAAGATAAAACGCCGTATTTTTCCCAACGTACACTTCTTCATTTGGAGTAGGCACAATCTCAAAATACGTACCGACCGGATCCGTGGACAACTGAGTATTTGCTAGCACATCCAATGTGGCGTCGGCCGCAATATTTACGTTTGCAAGAACGTTTCCTGCGGGGTCTTTTCGGATGAAGTTAATGCCTGCTCCGCCGTGCTGTCTTTTTGTCCGTTGGGTCCTTCGGGTCCTTCGATGTGTTTGGCGATTCCTTTGAAAGGTTCTCGCTTTCCCCATTCTATGAAAGACCTTTATTTAAAAAAGTAGACGTTTTATTTGGAACGTCGCGTCAGTTGGTTCGATGTTTTTCTTGTTTTCTTTGTTCGACGGACTGCCTTCACTGCTTTCAATGCCTTGACCCAGTCGACAGTAATATGGGGTTCAAGGATTTCCTTGGCCTTCCTACAAATCGATTCGACGTTCGGGTCTTTCTTTAAGAGCGTGGCAAGTTCATCGCCGGTTCCGACGACAAAGCAATTCTTGCCGTCTTGAAACGGTGTCTCGAACCCCTCGACCCAGAGCCGATTGATGACCAGGGCACAGTCCTGGTAAATGGCCTCCAGGAAGGTGTATTGTGTTCCGCCTCCGTCGTGCTTAATCACGGACATATCGACGCAATACTTGGCGTCTTTCAAAATGTCGTTGAGTGCCTCGAAGGATTTCGGAAACTGGCCCTTGTAGGCCTCCTTGAAGGGGAGACCCTTTAACTTGAAGTGAACAAACATGCGATTTTGACTTCCGTGGACGTCAATCTTCTTGGCCGACGGAAGACGTTGGTTGGCTTCCAGGATGAGTTCCGTATGCTTGTCAAAGTCGACGCGGCTGACGCTGACGGCTTTCTTCGGATGGGGGGCCTTGGTGTGCTCATACGGAAAGAAAGGGTGGAGAAGGAAGAGCGAGTCCAGGTGGAAGACGTCCTTGAGGTAGGCTTTGACGGACTTGCGAATCGTGACGATTCGGAAGCGCTTCAAATGTTCTAGGAGAATCGACGAAGTTTTCTTGGTGACCTCGCAGGGGTCGTGAATGACGACGATGGTGCCGTCGGGGAAATGACCGAGGTGGTCATAGTAGTTCTTGTCGACGGCGGTAATCAGAATCGGGACTGTTTTATCAATGTCTTTCTTGTCAATGTTTTGGTAGTCGACTCCGTAACCGAAGGGCCTGGTGGAGGACTCGGTGTGATTGCCGAGCTTGTACACGGGAAGGGTGTGCTTCAGAGCCAGATGGGCCGTAAACGACACCCACCCACCATAGGCCGGTTTCGCGAGGTAGTACAGTTGGTAGGCCATCCTTACGATAGGGGGAGATTTTTTGGGGTGTCCTGCGATTCCTACATCCGCCGAGTCCTCTTCCGTCGTTGACGACGTCGACGGGTGGTCATCACTGGTTTGGCGACGGCGTTCGATTCGACGCGTGCGACGTAGGGGTGAAAATTTTGGGGGTCCAGTGGTTCTCGCGAAATAGGGTGGGTCGTCAGGGCTCGTATTTGTGCTGAATCTTTATAAAACACGTCTCCAGTGTTGTAGTTTGTAAGGTATTTCGGTGCTCTTTGACGGACAAGATTCACCATTTCGTTGCCGTCGACAATGTCGTCGCCGGTGATCAGATTGGAGGAACCGGCGGGCACGCGCCTGAATGCGGGTTCCGTGGAGTAGAGAAACAGATCGTCGGCCTTCTTGGTTGCCACGATCACCTCGCCTGAGGGAAGCGTGGCGATGGCGTTGAAGCAGTCGGTACGCGGAACGTCAATGGTTCGGTTCGGATACGGGTTGCCCACGGTCCAGATGCGGAGTGTGGCGTCGCAGGCGGCTGTGATAAATCGATTCTTGTCTTTTCTGGGCGGAAGGCGTGCGATACAGTTGACTTCCCATTCGGCATCGTGCCCTTGGTAGAATCCGGTGGGAGTCTCTAAATTGGTTCTCCAAGCAGACACTTGGGAATTCCCCACATCGTTTTCGTCGACGGTGATAAAGGTCTTGTCCTCGGGGAAGGCGAGGATGTTGCGTACTTGCCCCTCTTGTGCGTAGGTGGTTAATACTTCGCCGGAGGCCTTATTCCAGAGACGAAGGGGGCCGGGACAAGGGACGCGTCTATAACCGGACCCTGCTGGGATATATCGTTCGTTGCTCGCACCGGACACAAAGGTTCCGTCATCAAAGGTTGCCACGCAATAGACGGCGGATGTGTGCCCAACGTAGGATTGAATTGATGTGCCGCTTGTCTTGTTCCACAGGACAAGTGTTCCGTCTGCGGCCCCGCTTAAAAAGGTTCCGTCGGAGTAGGTTGCGAGACAGTTGATACCTGTGGGACAGGTAAAGGTGCGAAGTGTCTCTCCCGTCGCCTTATCCCACAGTCGAATGGTCTTGTCGGCGGATCCACTTACAAAGGTTCCGTCAGCGAAGGTCGCGACGCAGGTCACGGGTTGGGTGTGTCCTGTGAAGGTTCGAAGGCTGGCCTCGGCATCCCTGGTCCAAAGACGAAGCGTTCCATCCTCGGATCCGCTCACAAAGGTTCCGTCCTCTGGAAAGGCCGCGATACAAAGTATGCTGTCAGTGTGGCCTTTGTAGGTGTTAGCCATCTTACTCTAGGGTGGGATTTTTTTGTAAGGATTTCAAACCGACTCAGAGCCGGTTGGAAATGTTTACGAGTCTAATAAACATGGGCACCCTGGGATTCCTACATCCTCCTGGTTCTTTTGCTCCTGTTGTTTTTTCTACTCTTTCTGCTTTTCTTGCTCTTCTTGCTTCGTCGATGACGGGACGTGGTCGCTTGTGTTGCCACCGTGTTGGTCGTCGGGTCGACCCGCGCAATGTAGGACCTGAAATTTCCGGGTCCCAATGCTCGTCGGGATATGGGATGGGTTCTTAAGGCTCTCATTTGATCCGAATCTTTATAAAACACGTCTCCAGCATTGTAGTTTGTCAGGAGCGTCGGGTCCGTTTGGCGGACAAGGTTCACCATGACGTTGCCGTCGACAATGTCCTCGCCAGTGATAAGATTGGAGGTACCGGCTGGTACGGGCCTGGTCTCGGGTTCCGTGGACCAGAGAAACACCTCTTCGTCGCTCTGGGTTGCCACGACCACCTCCCCTGAGGGAAGACTTACGATGTCGTTAAAGCAATCGTTGCCCGCTTCGTAGGATCGAGTAGGAACAAGGTGACCGACAGTCCAGATATACATTTTGTCATCGCAACCTCCCGTGATGAATCTGTTTTGGCCATTCCGAGGCGGAAGGTGTGCGATACAGTTGACATCCGCTTCGTCATGCCCACTATAGGTGTCAATGGGATGCTGTGAATCAGTTCTCCATGACATCACCTTACCGACGATACTATCGTCCTCATCTTTATCTTCGCACGTAACAATAAAGGTATTGTCGGGGAAGGTGATAATGTCGTGGACGATACCAAGAGGCCTAAACGTCGTCGAATTGCCAGAGACCTTATCCCAGAATCGGATCGTATCACAGAATTGGGGGCCTACCATTGCACCGGTCACAAAGTTTCCGTCGGGAAAGGTTGCGATACAGATAAGGGACGTTGTATGCCCAACGTACGTTTGAATCGTTCCTCCCGTTGCCTTGTTCCACAGGCGAAGAGTCTTGTCGTTAGATCCGCTCAAAAAGGTGCCATCGGGGTAGGTCGCGAGACAGGTCACACCTTTTGTATGATGGGTAAAGGTTCGAATTGTATCTCCCGTCGTCTTATCCCACAGCCGAATGGTCTTGTCCAAGGATCCACTCACAAAGGTTCCGTCGGCAAAGGTCGCGACGCAGGTCACGGGACCGGTATGTCCTGTGAAGGTCCGAAGGCTGGCCTCGGCGTTCTTGGTCCAGAGGCGAAGCGTACCGTCCTCGGATCCGCTCACAAAGGTCTCGTCCTCTGGAAAGGCCGCAAGACAATGTACGCTGTCTGTATGTCCCGTGTAGGTTCGGATCATTCTATCCTAGGGTAAGGGTTTTTTGGAGCGGCTTTTCCAAAAAAGATACGGTTCCTGGAAAAAATTGAAGGTTGGCTCTGACAGTTTAGTACAGTCCCCGCCAAACAACATTTTGAAACCTTTTGAATGTCGAACGAATTTCTGATTTCCAAACTTTCCGAGAAGGACCGCCGTATCCTGTCTCTTGAACTCGCCCTCCACGAGATTGAGGAGCGCGAGCGAACACTCCAGTGCCGACTGGCCTCTGTGGAGGCCGAGTTGGCCACCCACAGTGACGGCAACGGGCTTCGCTACGTAACCGCTGCGGAGGCGGCTGAAATAGCACGTCCTGCCACCACTGTGGCACCTGTTGTTGCACCTGTCGTTGCACCTGTCGTTGCACCTGTTGTTGCACCTGTCGTTGCACCTGTCGTTGCACCTGTCGTTGCACCTGTCGTTGCACCTGTCGTTGCACCTGTCGTTGCACCTGTCGTTGCACCTGTCGTTGCACCTGTCGTTGCACCTGTCGTTACACCTACGCTCCTCATCTCGGCGACTCCTGTTGTTGTGCCACGAGCGACTGCGACCGCCACTGCGACCGCGACTGCCCCTCCCCCTAAGATCTGCGTGGCAAGTCCTCCTTGCTACTGTCAGGTAGGTCCTCCTGATTGTGATGAGCAAGAAGAAGAAGAGGAAGAAGAGGAAGAAGAGGAAGAGGTAACTGTGCCTTGGTTCCACCAGAACGAAGTCACGATGCGTTCCACCCAGGTTCGAGCAGACGAAGACATGGACGAGGAAGAGATGTCGACCCCTTGGTTCAACCCACGTGCCTACTATTCTAACCGAGGGTGGCAATCGACGTACGACGGTCCTCCTGTCGGCAGCATCGCATACGAGTACCAGCAGATGATGGGTTCTCGATACTAAAAAAAGAAGAAAAAGAAAAAGAAAAACCTTCGGGTTTTTTCTTTTTTCTTTCTCTTTTTATTTTTTTATCCAAAGATCCATTCCTTGAGTCCGTCCTTCCAATAGACAATACGATCCCCCCCATGTTTTAGAAAGGTGTCTGCGCCAAAGGTCATCATCGCGTCCACAATCTCGGAAGACTCTAGATTCCATACAAACATCGCCCCATCCGCTGCCACACTGGCTAGTCCATTCCGAGACAACGGACACAGTGCCGTAACGGCATCCCCGTGGCCGTCCAGTGTTTCCCACACGGTGCTGGTCTCATCCAGTATCTCGATCGTTCCAGACGCCGTTCCGATGGCGATGCGTCCATCCGTCAATACTGTCACGCAGGTGGCTAGGGACTCGGTCGTATACCCCATCAGTTCTTGGGGCTCTTGGTTGGCTACGTCCCACGTGGACAGACCCGATGCGGTCAGAATCAAGAGTCTACCATCGTCTGCCTGAACCAGGGACACGATGGGTTCTTCAAAGTACTTGTCCTGATGGAGCGAATGGATAATCGTATCAATCATTGCTGTAACGGTCCGCCGTGTCATATCCCAGAAGTAGACGGTGCCATCGGAGTCGGCGCTGACAAGGCGACCGTCTTTCAGGACCAGAAGAGCCGTCACATTGTAGCGGTGATTGCCGAGGCGTACGAGGTCCTCGGTCTCTGTATTGTATTGAAAGACACCTCCTTCGTCGTCTCCAAGGACAAAGACGGTGGAGGATAGAGCCGCAAATGCCGTAACACGCTCAACGCCAAGCACGATTGGCTCCGCGTTGAGCACAGGAGGCCCATTTTTTCGTAGGGTCCAGGGTTGAAAGGTTTCGTTGGAAAGTACACCGACATTTGAATCACTCATAGAAAGAAAGATAGACATGATGGAAGGTCTGGAATCAGGTCTAGCAGACGAAAATGTGTTCAATTTTTTCGAGTACGTCGTCTTCCGGACCTTCTGCCACGCTTTAAAGTTCTTCGTCCACCCGTTGTTCTTTTTTGGAACCGTGTCATGACGCCAAAATGGTCGGATGCACTGATCGGAAGACAGCCGTCTTTGACGCCACGCAGATTCGATTTGGTTTTTGCTTCTGACATATGCTCAAAAAACCATTCCGAATCGGAGGGAGTCAGATACGCGTTCTGGGTTCCTATAAGTTCTGAGGACGTCGGCATCCACGTCGTGCCACGATACAGGATCGCGTCGTACCGCAGATGCTTTTCCATTAGTTTGTAGTTCCAACGCATCAGATTGAGCGTCGTGTCTTCTGTGTATCCTGGTTTCCTTGGATGGAGCACACGATACGTGTCCACGAATCGAATGTGTCTGAAGGCGTCAATACCTTCCAACTCGGGCCAATCCTCATGCTTACCATCCAGATGAAAGTTCAAATCCCCGCAAACCACCACATTTTGATCCTTGTACATGTCCTGAATCATATCATAGATGATGCGAAGAATGTCAGCACGGCATCGTGCGTAATGAATCCACTTGTGTGTTTGACCAACACTAAACTTACTTCCCGCTTGACTGTAGAGATTAAAAATCACCAAATTCGCATACTCGACGACAAGCATGGAGTTCGCATAACCGAGCACGCCTGGAATCGAGTAATTTGCTACTCGTTTGGGCGTGTACTTCGAGATAAAAAATGTGTCAACTGCCCGATTGCGATCCTCTGCTGAGGCCGTGTAGGGACGCTCACTCACGTATTTCCAGGTATCCAGGAAGGGTTCGAGTTCCTTGTACGCAAAGGCACTCATTTCTTGAATACAGATCATATCCGCACCACTGCTAGAAAGCGTGTCAATCAGGAGGTCCTTTCGCAATAGGAACATGCGTCGTAAGTCTTCCGATTTGGCGATGCCCCAAATGTTATATGTCATCAAGGCAAAGGAAGCCGGAACCAGTTGGTGAACAGTATTCTTATGTTCATAATCTATTTGAAGGTCCAATGGAGAAAGATAGCATCCTCGTCCAAGATTATCGGATATGTACCCGTACCGAGCTCCCTTTGTATTGTTCCCATTAAACGTAGGAAGTGGACGAGGGACGATGGTACGTATATCGCAATCCATAGACTCATTTACGCAGACACCTCTTCCAGGTGTTTTTGTACCACATAGATACTGTGTGTCACTAGGACATCGGGAATCTTTCATTGTAAAACTTGGAAAAAGTGTGTCCATCTATACAGGAACTTGAATTTTCACGCGGTTTCGTTGGCTTCAAACTCTCTTTCAATGAATAGAATGCCGTGTAATTGCGGAAAAAAGGCTCCCGACTACCCTCGCACTTACAACTGGGGGCCTCCCATGTGGTCGATCCTTCATTACTTGTCCGTTCGCGTCGGTGGGTATTCAGTTCCCTCCTACGTCAACGACGAAAAATTCATTTGGGCGCAGATTTTTCCACTGCTTCCCATGATTGTACCGTGTCCTGAATGCCGGGAGCACTTGTCATCATGGATGAAGGCCAGACCAGTCAATGATTGGGCAACGATCGAGGCGGGGGCTCGCAAAGAATGGTTGACGACCTATTTTTACGATCTTCACGAGGCCGTGAATCAACGTCTCGGAAAAGCGTCGTTTGACAAGGCGCGCCTCTTGGAGGCGTACGGGGCATTGCCCTTGCGCAACATTCTTAACCAACTGAAACCCTTCATGGACATTGCCATTCGGCAATCGGGCATCACGCTTCTGCCGTGGCAACGCGTTCATACGCATATTCTTCACCTGTTGTCCATTTATGGTGTTTGATACAATACTTTAACGCACTGTAACCGACACAGTCGCTGTGTAGGTTCCTGCGACTGCTGTGACGGTGGTGGTTCCTGATCGGCCGCCGTAAATGACGCCATTACTCACAATCGCAATTGATGTGTTGCGACTGGACCAGGTCACGATTTTATTGGAGGCTGTTGCGGGGCTTACGGTAGCAAGGACAGTCGTGGAGGCACTTTTTGCGATGCTCACGGAGGATGGGGAGACTGTGATTCCGGTTACTGGGGTCGTAACTGTCACATTACGGCTGGCCGATTTACCGCCTGTAGAAGCAGTGATTGTCGCCGTACCGTTGCCGACCGCCGTCACGAGTCCTGACGCATTCACAGTCGCGACTGCGCTATTGGTACTGGTCCAATTCGTAACGGGAGATGACGAAGAAGTCGGGGTAATTAAGACCGTTGTCTGCGACGTAGTATTGACCGTCATTGCTAATGTCCTAGGCGTCAAGGAAATACTGGTGATAGGATTCGCGACTGTCACGGTCGCAGTCGTCGTCTGTCCACTTGCATTGGCCGTAATGATCGCGGGGCCGTTTCCTTTTCCGATCACAACAGCAGTCGATATTCCGGAGGGAATAACTGTAGCAATCGACGTGTTACTGGAAGACCAGGTCACTGTCTTATTTGTGGCATCTGTTGGAAGCACCGTGGCGGTCAAAGTTCCATTTTGATTCACACCGAGACTCAACGACGTTGGTGCGACACTCACAGTCGTCACTGGAACCCCAACAGTAACGGTACAGGTCACCTGAATTCCGCCACTAGTAGCCGTGATGATAGCGGTTCCATCAGCGACTCCCGTCACAAGTCCTCCATTCACGGTCGCGATGCCCGTGTTGCTAGACGACCAGGTCACTGTCTTGTCCGTTGCGTTTGTCGGAAGCACGGTAGCAGTCAAAAGTTCTGTTTGATTGACGGCAAGGTTTAGAGACGTAGGAGAAATGCTGACCGAAGTCACCGCCACACCCACTGTGACGGCACACGTAGCCTGAAATCCTCCGTTGATCGTAGTGACCGTGATTGTTGCCGTTCCGTTGGCTACTCCCGTCACGGCTCCTCCATTGACAGTCGCGATGCCCGTGTTGCTAGACGACCAGGTCACGGACTTGCTGGTGGCGTTATTAGGTTGTACAATGGCTGCGACGCGGATCGTTTCTCCTGGAATAAGGTCCAAGGTTGTAGCCGATAGTGATACCCCCGTCACCTGAATTGTGCCCTGAAAACTGCTCACCAGATTCGCTCCCACAATGCTTCCGAGTCCCGTACAATTGTCGTACCCGATCTTAGCTCGATAGGCTCCGTTTCTTCCCGACGTGATGTCATGATAATCCGAGGAGGGATACCCATACAAAAGAGGATTCGCGAATTGATTCGCATTCACGATTGCGAAAAAGGCCGCCAATGCGGGAGACACAATACTGGTACCTCCAATCACTTGAAGTTGTCCTCCGATCGTATATACAACACCAGTGTTAGGGTCGGCTACAAGGGACACGTCTGGCGTGGAGCGTCCTGTAATTCCTGACAATCCCACCTGGTAATCCGGTTTCGGAAAGACGACACTTACGCCTCCGCCTCCTGACGACCACGCTGTTTCCACAGTTTGACCGTCGTACGTGTAATTGGGACACACCAAATGAGTTCCTCCGCAGGCCAGGGCGTAGGGAGACGAGGACGGAAAATCGACGTTGAGGCCTGTCGCCCCGTCGGACGATCCATTGTCGCCGGTGGCCGCCGTAAAGATGACGCCACGACTGGCGAGAGTTTGAAGTTGGGCGTTGATCGAGGTTGTAAGGGAGGATGGAAAGTACAATTCAGGTGCCCCCCAGGAACACGAAATAACGTTGGGGGTGTAGGACACGCCGTTAATAACGGTGGGACCCGAGGCCGCCGTCAGGAGATTCGTGAAGCCTTCCAAGGTATTGGGAGCCAGGAACAAGATAATCGTTAGATTCGGACTGGGGCACATGGCACCGATTGTTTCTACGTCGATCGTGTTTTCGATCGTGGCACCGTCGCTAGGAACGGGAGCATTTGTGGCACCGTCGATCGGAACAAGAATCACTTGAGGGTGATTGGCCGGAGCGATGCCGAGAGTCGTCCAATGTTGTTGGACGTCACCATTCGTAAGGACTCCTTGGGCTGACACCGTTCCTACAAGGCCTCCTCCGAAGGAAATCACTCCGACAACGACCTTGGTGGCTGGGTTCGGGATCGGAAACTGATAAATGGTCGACAACTGATTTGAATAAAAGTAGGACACGGTTCTATTTGCAGCGGCCGCGGGGGACAGAATCGATTCGTGTGTGTGATTTGGATTCTTGCGGCAGTAGGATTTTACTTGCATGGGTTCTATGGAGGGTCGCGAAATCACGTAAAGACTTGGACCGCTTTTATCGTACCTGAATATAGTATGGCAGCCTATCGGATTCACTGGGTTCCAGATGGCAACGCGTCCGTTCCATGTACTACATGGACGGATGTGGTGTCGTACTTAAAAACAACGGAAAAGGGAATGTCGACCTTGACTTCCAATACGCAGGCACGATGTGACACGGAAGGAACCGCGTGTGTCAGGGTCTTGCTTGATCCGTCGGGAGTGCCTGTGCGGTGGCTCCACGTCTCAACAGCATCCGGTTCCAGGGGTCACTTGGGTTCCTGTTAATGGGGTGTCACAAGGGGAGCCGGTATCAGTGCGAATTGTTTGACCCTTCCTACGTTGGGTCGTATTCCATTCGATGTGATTGGTAATGTCAAAATGACTAAGGGTGCCACGTCCCGCCACCGCACCTCGGCTGTCCGTGGTCATTCCCGCCTCTTGTGCGTGTCCTCCCGGAAGAACCGCGGGGACCGCGGGAAGGACCGTGTTCTTACAACAGGACGTGCCGGGATCCAAGGGGTCCGTGGTGCTGTATAGATTCAAGGCAACAATGTTGGCGCCCTGCGTACAAGGTTCATCGGGTGTTCCGATTTTTGTGATGATTAGCATGTAGCGAGTATAGTTGAGGTGATTGTACGGGAGCGAGTAGGTGGCCTGCTGGCTCGGGTTCAAGGACTGATCTGTTTGTTCGTCGAGGAGTGTGTAGGTGGCACCCCCATTGTTACTCCCCGCTAGCACCCAACTAACGGCGGGGCTCGACGCATCTAAATAGTCGGGTTCGTTAAAGATCGCATTACGATAAGAACTGGCGATGCTGTAGGATTTAAGAACAAAGAAGACGGGGCAATCGATATAGATGTACTCGCCGTAGACGGTGCCAAGAGGGCTGACGACCACACTTGTTCCAGATGGATCGCCACTGTAGTTACCGCTAAGATCATAGTAGTGATCCGCGAGTTGCGGTTGCGAGAACCAGGCCCCTTCCGTTGTAAACAAACCGTTTGTAGGTGGCTTGGATCGCGTGAAGGCGTTCCACGCTCCGAAGGTTGGGTCGTCATAGTAGGTTTGACTAGCGTAGACCGTGTATCGTCCGGTAGGAGAATCGTAATGGAAGGTGTTGGTATCCACCTGTGTCAGCCCGGCAAGACCAGGAAAGGCCGGGACGGCGTAATAAAGGGACGCGAGGCCACTGGGAACGGGCGTATACGGTTTTGTGAGCATCCAGTCTGTACGTATGTAGGGTCCGGTTCCCGTTTGAACAAGGGCCGCCTGAGTCGACAACGGAAGATTGTTGTTTGCCTGCTTTCGTCGCAGGTACTCGGCGTGGCTAAGCGGTTCGGAAAGGCAGGGCTTGGGTTTCACGTACACATTGAAGCGACGAGGATCATGATTCGCAGGAGTCGGACAGCAACTCATTTGTATGGGGGCACAAAAAATTGATGTAAGAACGTGTTGCCAAGGACCGGCACACAAGATGCCGTTTCCTGAATCCTATCGCTGTAAGATTTCCTTTGATTTGATGCGGGATCCCGTCGTGGATCCCGACGGCAATTCCTATGAGCGTTCCGAAATTGAAACCTGGTTACGCACACATCCCGTATCGCCGTTGACGCGGTCCCGTCTGACGATCGATATGCTCAAACCCAATCGGGCCTTGAAGGACGCCATCGAAGAGTTTCTGGCAACGCATCCGCGAGCACTTTCCGACGAAGACGGAACTTCGGTCTTGACACCATCTGTTACACAACCAAACGCCTTTACAAATGCTCCCTTGACCGTGTCGGGGTCCACGTACACGGTGAATGGTCAATCCTATCTGGCCATTACGGTGGCCGCACCAGAGGACGGCACCACACAGCCTCTAGATCTCATTGTCTTCCTTGATACGTCTGGATCTATGATTACCGACGTTGTATCAGGAGAAGGCCTCGAACAAAAGCGCATACCCCGCATCTTTCTGGCCAAGCACGGTCTTCGCGTCTTGGCCGCCTTGCTGGGGTCCCAACATCGACTAAGTGTTGTCACCTTTAGTTCCGTAGCAAAGGTCGTACTTCCCTTTACCTATATGAATGCGGAAGGCTTGAAAAAGGTCGACCGAATGTTGGAGAATGTCATCGCCACGGGACAGACCAACATGTGGGACGCCGTTCGCACAGGTCTGACGCTTGCCGAAGACGCCTCGTGTCGAGGACGTCATTTGGTAGCGATGATGTTTACAGACGGAGAGCCGACCGTGGAACCTCCCAAGGGCACCCTGGAAACCATTCAGGGGGCGAAATCTCCTACAAATCCCTGGACGCTTCATACCTTTGGATTCGGAAGTCAACTCGACAGTGACCTTCTGGTCAAGATTGCCCAATGGGGAGGAGGCAGGTTTGGCTTTATTCCGAGTGGAGACATGCTCGGCACCGTCTTTATTAACGCGGTGGCCAATCGGTTGAGTGTCGCACACCGCGGAGCGACCGTCACGTGTACGCCGTCGTCGGGACCGGTCGTCACGATTCAAACAGGTCCCGTTCGCTTTGGACAACCTCGCCACTTTGTTGTGCCGGCGACGGGCATTACCTACACCTTGACGTGCGAGGGATGTACGGTAACTGCGACGGTGGATCCATCTACGGCCACGTCCTTTGTGGAGGCTCGTCGCGACTACCTGAATCTCTTACAAATCATTCAAGGTGGCTTTGTCAGTGTCGGAGGACGCATTGCCTCGGAGGCCGCAATGGAGGCCTTTGTGCGCCGTTGGGCACCTGCGACGGAGGATCGCATCCAAGCACTTGTCCGCGATCTTCGGTCGTCTGCGAAAGGAGAAGGACAGGTGTCCCTGGCCTTGAATTATGCGACCACGTGGGGACCTCACTATGTCCGCTCCTACACAATGGCACAGGGACTGGAGGAGTGTATGAACTTTAAGGATCCTGGTCTCCAAATCTACGGAGGTGCGTCGTTTACAAGACACCAGGACGCCGGCGACAAACTCTTTGTGACTCTGCCTCCTATGGCGGAACCCGTTCCGTTAAACTATGAGGGGGACTACGGAGTGGGAGCCTACGGAGGAGGAACGGTGCCTGTTCAACGTCCCGTCATTAACATGACGTCCTATCACGACCCAGGAGGGTCTTGTTTCACCGGTGATACCCTGATTGTTCTCGAAAGTGGAGAACGAATGCCGGCCTATGCTATACGTCGAGGCGATCGCGTCAAGACGATTCATCGCGTCGCCACGGTAGAGTACGCCATCAAATTCTGTAATGACGCAGCGACTCAGAAGATCAGTCGCATAGGGGCCCTTGGTATCACACCCTGGCATCCCATCATCACGGAGCAAGGGTGGACGAATCCGGATGACCTGGTGGGACACACCGAAGAGGTTGTTCCGGCCCTTTACAACTTTGTGCTAAGTGACGATCACGTGGTGAACGCAGGAGGGCATTGGTGCTGTACGCTGGGACACGAATTCAAGGGACCCGGTATTTACCACGCCTTCTTTGGGTCCCGCGACAAGATTCTTGACGCGCTATCCAAGCAACCGGGATTCGACACGGGGCGTCCCGTGTATAGGAACTGTGTAGGCGTCGTTGATGCTGCGACGAATCTGATTGTAGGATGGGTAGACAAGTAACAGTAACAGAAACATAGCCCGATATTATATTCGGTAGCCTAAATAAGAAAATGAAGATAAATATATCGTTTATACACGTGGGGAAAACGGGAGGTACCACCCTGAATGCTATATTAAAACCCAAGGTATTCCGATTTAAGGAATATCATTTGACGAGAAATTATAAATCCGATGAATCCTTTATTATATGGGTAAGAAATCCGATCGCTCGATTTGTGTCGGCCTTTAACCATTCCTATTACAGTGTTACTACAGATCCGAAAACAATTCCGATTTTTGATTTGAAGCATTGTCTGAATCCTTGTCACGTAAAAAAGGCCTTACATCAACCCTTTGTTTTTTCACCAGAGTACGACTCCCTTGTTCGCACCTTTGAGAGTGCGAATCATTTGGCAGAAAGTTTGACGTCCACGGATGAGGTTCTCCGAGCAAAGGCCATCGCATTGATGAATGATCCAACGGAACACCTTATGAAAGGCATTGGTTGGTACCTTGAAAAGGAAGCCTTTTTCGACAAGCACAAGGACGCCATTTTCTTTGTGGGGCGATTGGAACATATGCGGGAGGATATTGATGCCTTGTCTAGAAAGTTAAAGGTCCCATTGGACAATACAATAAAATTACGGGAGAATGTGTACATGGATCCCTCCAAAAAAGTGTTGTCATCATTGGCGATCAAAAATATTATCGAATGGTACAAGGACACGGATTACAAGGCCTTGGAACAACTAAAGACGCACGGATGGATTGACGAAGCCACCTATGTATCGTATTTTGAGTACACCTAGGCCATGGTTCTTTTTCTACCTCCCATGGAGATGCCCAGGCACACACGTACCAGACGGAAACACCGAGGTGGCGTACAAGGACCCGGATTCACACCCTTCTCCGATACAACTCACGCGGTCGCCCTTTTTCCTGTGACAGAGGAAAACTTGGTGAATTTTCAGCGACTCATCGCATCTCCTAGGGACTGTGTCATTAACGCCCTCCAAATCATTGGATTTCTAGATTCTAATGCTGCCAATCTCATGCGCATCACCTCTCTGGGTCGAGTAGAGGGATTTACGTCGGATGAAATTGAACGTATTTTTATTCTGTATACAAAACACAATCATGATTTTATTGGAACAATCGATGGTACAGAATTTGAAAGAACAATACAGGAACAAGTGCCCGTTGGACACGCGTGTTTTATAGGGTTACGAAATGAGAGAGCATCTCATGTAGCCCTTATCGCTCGTCGAGCCAACGGAGATCTTATGCTGATTGATCCTCAACTAGAGATTTATCTAAATGTATTAGATCCTAGAATTGGCCATTATTTTTCACAATACACAACCTACCATCTTTTATTCCGTTGTTTAGAACCCTTGACGGAGGCCCAATTACGCGGATTGGGATTTGTCTTTTAGACCCGATTTCCTAAAAATCATTATGATTTTCTAGAAATCAAGATTGTCGTCGTGTCCTTTGGCGCCGCGTCCTTCGTCGTTTACCACCGGCGCGGGGAGGCATTGAAAACAGACACCGTGCGACTGTGAGAAGAGGTCCTTCCAGATCGGCAAGACGATAAAATCCCGGTCCCGTAACAATGCTTTTTTGATCGATCGACGCAAGATTGGATCCTCGTGTTGTTTCATTCCGTGCCAGTTTCACGAATCGTTCCAAGGCAAGGCAATGCACGTCGGTCTTCATTTGTTGAATCGTGGAGAAAATACGAAGAAGGTACGGAATCGCCGGATGTTGACTGTGCGTGTAACTGCGTCCGTAGGTGTCAATCAATTGGTCTTCCAGGCGATGGAACGCTTCGGTAAGTATGCGCCGTCCGTACGAAAAGGTATGCGTGCGGGAAATCAAGTCGGCGTATAGTGCGTCATATACTCGTTCATCAAGGGGCGGTGTGATCAAGCGACGTTGATCAAGAGCAGGAGCGATTAGGAGACTTATGTTGGATATACAGTTTCGATATGCGGTTTCCAGGGATTTGGGAGCAGACGTCGGTTTACCAAACATCGATGATACAGGAAGCAAGATACGTCGCGAAAGTTCTACAAGAAAGTTGTCGCACGCACGAACCAAAGGATTTACTAACTCTTGGAAATTGGCGCTACATCGTATAGATCCCTTTCCGCCTGGAACAACGTACACTTTTGTTACCGATTCGAACGTATAGAAATCAGTTTCAATATCCTCTATGGATGTAATAAACATCCGTTGGGTCCATACGAATTGAAAGGCTCCTGATGCCTGGATGGTCAGCACCTTAGACGCATGAGGGTCCGTGCGAATCATGAATCCATAAGGGGTTAATTTCCTTGTATACATTCCCCATCCAATATTCAAAATGTCTTGCGACAGCGTGACTTCCAAGAATTGTCGATTCTGTTCGTACCAGGTCGGAAAGGTGGAACCTAGAAGCGTCGTAAGCTGATCCCGTAACTCGACCTCAGTCCACACGACAGCTCTGGGTGGGATTCCGTTGATTGTCATGTGTTCCCAACGCGCAAGATCTTTGATGTGTTGTGCGTGAATCTGTTCCTTGGTTCGCACAGCGTACACGTCATGTTTTTGGCCATTCGCATTGTAGGTTGTTTGAAGTCCATAGCGAAGAACGTCTGTAAAATACTGTTGATAATCTGGGTGTTGGAAGACAAGTGTTGCCCCTTCCATAGATTCCACAAATCCCGCGTCTCGGTCTAATGTCGCCTTGTTCATCTTACGGAGACCTGAGATTTAAAGTTCCGAAACGGTGTATGAATACGATGTCCTCCGTCACAGTGTTGATTTTGAATTGGAAGCGCCCTGAGAATCTGAAGAATCGTATTCTACCGAGTTTGGTGTCCGATCCCTGCGTCAGCCAGATCTTGATCGCCCACGGAGACCCTATGACAGTCTTTGGAGTCGGACGACCGTTGTTGGAAGGCGAGCACGTCAGTGATGGCAAGATCACCCACATCGGGGACTATGCCGCAAATGGGGTCTACCGTTCGTTCCGTCGCTGGCTCCTTGTGCGGACTTTGGCAGACTCTGGGGTTCTTACAGACGGGTACCTTCACGTACAAGACGACGACCTTGTCTTTCAACGGGGACATCTGGAGGCGATGCGGGAGGCCTTTGAAGCGGGGCATGGGACCTTGATTTGTGGAACGGTGGGTCGCATCTTGAAGAATCACACCTACGATCCTACCTCGGTGATTGGACATTGCGACTTGGTTGTCGGACAATCGATCTTTTCTACGGTTCGGATTCTTGCTGACGCTGTGCGAGGCATGGACGGCATTCCGTTCGGAGTCTTGCGAGAAGACGACCTTGTTATGAGTTGTCTTACGAATGGTGCCGGGGATAAGACGCCTCATTATGCGTTGCGATACCCGTGCCATCTGTTGCCCAGTCCGGATGCCTTGTCGGATCGACCGGGACATCGCGAGGCACGTGGGCGGGCCGTTCGATTCATGTTGTCGCGCGAAACGGAGCGTCCTTACGTGAGCGTGGGGGCCGTCTTCAAGCAGGAGGCCCACGCCTTTCGCGAATGGATTGAACATTACCTGTGGCTTGGTGTGGATCGCATCTACCTCATCGATGACGGAAGTACGGATGACTATGTGAGCCAGATGGAACCGTATATGGATATGGTCGTGTATCAAAGACACACGGTCGCATCGGAGCGCTTTGGACGTCAAGGAAAGATCTATGATGCCTGTTTGCGAGGCCTTCCTTCGGAATGGTTATTGATTGTGGACCTGGACGAATTCTTGTATAGCCCCACAAGGCAGGACCTCAAGACGTTTTTGCGATCCTATGCTTCTTACAATCAGATCTTGATTCCTTGGCGTGTATTTGGAAGTGGGGGGCTCATTGAACAGCCGGCGTCGCTTGTACAGGGATTTCGGCGACGGGCGTCAAAAGGGGACACGCTACGCATTAATCGCACGCCCTACAAGGCCGTGGTCCGTGTAAAGGCGGTGGTACGTTATTCGGTTCACGCACACTCATGTTGCGGCACGACCTTCGAACTGCCCTTTTCCAGTGACTGGGTCCTGAATCATTACATGATCCAGTCGCTTCGCTATTACCTCGACGTGAAATGTACACGAGGAAGTGCGAACCGCTTTGAACTCTGTCCGAGTCGGGCCGCTGCTGTAGAACAGGCGAAAACATGGGATCGCTTTCGGTTTATCGACGCCCTTGCTACGGTGGAAGATATTGGGCTGGCTCAACTGAGGTTTCCCATCCCGAAGAGCGTCGCTTGATTGACGCTGACGCCCATGCGCGTATCCGAGTACGCAAACAGTTTGAGCGAGACAGATCCTGTGGGGCCAAGGGGTATGGGACTGCGGAATTGAAGAGGGGTTTGAAGGGCTGAATAACAGTCGGCGGTGATGATGGTACCAGTGGTCACGGGACTGGTATAGTTACCGATTTTCAGGTAGGTGTAGATGTAGTGCGAATTAGCATCCATGTTTGAACTTTGAACCGTGGCGTTCGCCCACACGTATCCATTCGCAGTCAAACTGATGTTGGCCGATAAGAGGAGCGTGCTTTGATTCGTGCTGAACAAGGGTGTATGAGACGTCAAGAAAGACCACGCGGAAGGGGTGGATGCGACAGTTGCAGGACCTGTAGGACCCGTCACACCTATAACGCCCATAGGACCTGTGGCTCCCGTGACTCCCGTTGGACCGGTGTATCCTGTTGCCCCTGTGTTTGTGGCATATCCTTGAGGTCCGGTGGCACCCGTTGCCCCTGTTGCGCCGGTGGCCCCTGTTGCCCCTGTCGGGCCGGTGGCACCCGTTGCCCCTGTTGCGCCGGTGGCCCCTGTTTTCCCTGTCGGGCCGGTGGCACCCGTTGCCCCTGATGCCCCTGTTGCCCCCGTAGCCCCCGTAGCCCCTGTTGCCCCTGTCGGGCCGGTAGCACCCGTTGCTCCTGTTGCCCCCGTTGCCCCTGTTGCCCCCGTAGCCCCTGTTGGGCCGGTAGCACCCGTTGCCCCTGTTGCCCCCGTTGCCCCTGTCGGGCCGGTAGCACCCGTTGCCCCTGTTTGGCCGGTAGCACCCGTTGCCCCTGTTGCCCCCGTTGCCCCTGTCGGGCCGGTAGCACCCGTTGCCCCTGTTGCCCCTGTAGCACCTGTTGGACCAAAGTCTCCCGTTGGACCTGTGGACCCCGTATTGGTGGAAGTTCCTGGATCTCCTTGTGGGCCCGTATGTCCTGTGTCTCCCGTGGGACCCGTAGGGCCCGTCGCCCCCGTATTTGTAGCCGTTCCTGGGTCCCCTTGGGGACCCATGTCGCCCTGAGGCCCCGTGTCTCCAGTAGGACCCGTATTTCCCGTGAATCCGGTATCCCCTTGGGGACCCATGTTGCCCTGAGGCCCCGTGTCTCCAGTAGGACCCGTATTTCCCGTGAATCCGGTATCCCCTTGGGGACCCATGTCGCCCTGAGGCCCCGTGTCTCCAGTAGGACCCGTATTTCCCGTATACCCAGTATCCCCTTGGGGACCCATGTCGCCCTGAGGCCCTGTGTCTCCAGTAGGACCCGTATTTCCCGTGAATCCGGTATCCCCTTGGGGACCCGTGTCACCAGTGAATCCGGTAGGCCCCACGATGTAATCTAATTGCGTAATGGTAAGGAGACCATTTGAAATACAAATCGGACTAGATTCATACGCTGTTTCGTATTCAGCACGCACCGTTTCCCCTGGTTCCAGATTTACAACAAAGGACAATGTTTCTTCTGATACCGTGTGAATGGAGGTTTCTACATAAATGTAGGGAGTCGTCAACGCATTTTTAACAAAGCGAAGATTTCCTTGTACAAAGGCTGGAGTGAAATTGGAACTGTAGTACGTTGACACCTTGGCACATATGAGATAGGCGATTGCTTCCGTTCCAGTGTTTGTAAAGTTGAAAGTTGTCACATTGTCAAAGGATCCCGTGATGGTCCCAATACTGAAATCAAGTGTGTTGTAGGGAATGGGAACACCCGTGCCCGAAGCACATGTAAGCGGATCTCCCATATTATACGCGATCGTCGGCAACCGTCCTGGATCCCCCCTTGGTCCTGTCGCCCCTGTAGGGCCTGTCGATCCTTGAATGCCAAGACCCGGTAATCCTCGGGCTCCTGCGGGTCCCGTGTCGCCCTGGAGTCCAGGGCTTCCCGTCGGTCCTGTCACGCTGATGGGCGTGTCGGCTGTCAAGCACGTGATTTTGTCCCCACTGTATAAACACAGGTAGGGTGTCAAAATACCCGGATTGAACACGAGGCTCGACGAATAGTTCATTGTGCCTTGATTGCTGTCGCACATCCTCTACTATACTCGAGAAGTTTCTGAAACGCGATCAGAACGAAGTCTAAGGGTGGAATCCCCATCGATTCTGTACGATGGCAAAGGTCATGTTGGCGGCTGACTGACTGGCCGTGTGGGCTGACATTGCGTGAATGCCTCCGTATTGACGGGACAGACCCGCACTGTTCGCCACCTCCTGCCACGTGTTCCAAGACAGCGTAATAGGTGCTGCCGGAACGACGCCGGGTTGTACTTCACTGGCGTGACGGCGCATTACAAAAGTAAGAACGGGTTGTGTCTCTGCGTAACTCGTAAAGGGAAAGGTGGGAGGAAAAGACTGATGAGGGTCCATAAAGGTGGGGGACAAGAGTCCCAGATCCGTGATGGGGGTAGGCGTTGTCTTGGGAATCGTGGTGCCCATCCAGGCCGTCATGGTGTTGGCAAAGACCTGGGAAAAGGCACTGTGCCCGGACGGGAAATCGGCAAACGGAGGGGTCACAAAATTAGGGGCCTGATAAGGAACCCAGGATTCACCTTGGACGCTTGTACCGTCATATTTCGTCAAGGTTTGGCCCGCGTAGAGACGTCGGACATCTTGAATCGGCCTTGCTTGCATAAACTGCTTCTTGAGGGCCCACACTACACGTCCCACTTCAAACAGGTTGGCCGTCAAACTCAGCCCCGAGGCAAAAAAAGCGGGCAAGCCACGGCGTTCCGCAAACTGAGTCGCCATCATCGTCTGTCTCCACAGATACACAAACATACCAGGAGGGCTCACGGTGTAGGGACCGGCTGCCCAAAATTCGGCCGTCACCTTTTGCCTGTCCGTCAAGGCCGAGGTAGTTTGAACCAGAGTCGCAAGTTCGGCAGTGCGTTGCTCCGTAGTTGGAAAAAAGGCCGACGTGGCAGACGTGATGTTATTGAATTCCGTGGGTGATAAGCAGGTGCTAGACGTGTCTGAAAAGTTATAGCAATAGTACGATTTCTTCTTTCCTCCCACAAACAAGGACGTCCATTGGGTTGGATTAGGGTAGTCTGAGTTTTCGGCGATAATTGTAGGGACCGAGACGTTCAGCGTCGTCGCGACGCCTCCGTGTTGATTGGGTGTCTCCGCCAACGGAAGGGGAGTTTGGGCCACGACGTATCCGTCGGCTTGTCGCCCAGTGTACCAGGCGATCCAGGCAGTTTGCCACTCTGAAAAATGCCCTAGGGCTTGGACGCGTGTCCATGCTCTGGCTTGTTGTGCTACGCTCATCTTTAACGTCTTACGTTCGTTTGCGAGCAGTTGCGTTGTATCAAAAGGAGGGTTTGCAATACCGGTTGTTCCGGGAGAGGCACCATAGGGATAAAAGGAGGGAGGGTTCGACGTCGGGGTAAAGGCCGTCATCACGTAGGCCATGACGTGATTCATCCAAATAAACACATCATCGTCCGAAGACAACGTATATTGTACGTCCCAATCATAAGAGTCCTTGGCACCACTCACGATCTTGGACGACGAGACCCATTGGTAGGCAGACGTGACAGTAAACATGAAGAGGTACATGTACCGGGCGGTCAAGGTGGGACCAATGTTGTTTTGGGCCACGTTCAGAAAGATGCTTTCCATGACAAGGGCCACGGCGCTGTCCACGGAATACGATGCCGATTCTGCCGGTGGCGTAGGCGTCTGGGATAGCGCCAGTTCTCCCAACCGTTTCTTCAATAAGTCTTGATGCGATAGAAAGGTTGGCTTATTCACAGCGTCGATAGACCAATCATAGACGGATATGTTTCGGAAGCGGTCGACTGCTTGAGAGGCGTCCATTTGCTAAGGGCGAATGTTTTTGTCTAGCTGTCAAACGAACAGTCCGGAACACTAGGTCCAAAAATATGCGTAGAATCGCTCGATTCACGCATATTTTTGATTGGTCTATTACGCAGTCTTGTCCACAATCGCTCGCATATGTGCGACGACAGACTCGTGATACGGATCCTTCTTTTCGAGATACTCTGTGACCTTTTTCAGACCTTCCTCAATCGTGTGAGATGTTCCCGCTTCTAATAGGGCCTTGACACCCCCATTGATATCCGCATCGTTGTAAATATACCCCAGTCCTCCCAAGGACGCGGAATTGTGAACAAAGGCGTACCCGCTGGATAAAATGTCAAAGTAGGCATAATTCAAAGGAACATGTTCTTGATGCGATAAAAAGACGACTTGGTGATTGTCGTTTTTCTTGGGATCCGAAAAAAACTGGAACATGTCTGTTATCGCCAAGCGCTGGAGCATACGAATCTTTTTCGCCTTGAACAACTCGAGCGATTCAATCATGCCTTTGGCGGTAGGATTGTCCGTGGGAGAATTAAACAGATACACCTTGTTGATCTTGTCAGGATGCTTCAAAAAAAGTGCTTCGCAAATCACAAGGGGAATCCATGCGCTCTTACACGCGCTAATATTGGGTTCCATAATGACAATGTCCATCTTGGGACCTGTATGAGGTTTATACATAGAGACATTCCCTCCCTTGTCCATCAAGAACAAGGGACTCCACGTAAGCGGAATTGTCTTGACAGGGATTTTGTTCTTGTTGATGACGCTGAGGTACACTTCAGATGATTCCTTGTGGTTGTCCGTCAGCCAAATTTCATCCGCAATGTCCTTAAAATTCATTTCAAAAAGAGGAAGGCTAGATTCCTTACACTTGTAAATAAAGTTCTCGGCGTGAAAGGCGTGAAGTGCGTTACAAGGATTAAACATGGCACGGCGGACACCGGCTGCCACCATCTTGTCATTGTCCTCCTTGGTGGGTGTGGCCGCCCCAAAGACAATCAAGTCATACTCGGCGTAGTTTATACCTTTGATGTCCTTGTAGGTCAGAAAAATTGTGTCACTGACCTGATTCGGTTTGGCTCGGTCGTCGTAGATGAGAAGGTCGACTTTGCGACCCATGGCCTCCAGTGTTTGGGCAAGAAAGATACAGTTCTGCCCTGCGCCGTTTGAATAATAATTTTGCTGGCGCACAATCACACCCACACGCTTCTTTTCAGTTGGATTCATCATTGCGTAAAAATAACGTTTCGCAACGGAGATTCGTGCATTCTTGTATTGCGGGCTAGCACGGAAAAACACTTGATGGCCTCCTAAATACTGGTTGATTTGTATATTAGCCGTGCGAACGTGGGGTTCCAACACTTCACGCAGAACCGTGCGTTCATAGGGGTGTTCTTTCAAATACTTGACGTCCTTCGTCTCGTTCCACCAATCGTTGAGAAAGGTACGAGCGAGCTCTTTGTTTCGTGCGTCGAGTAAAAACACGGCGTTGGAAGGTAAATGGGTGTTAATTGGCTTATCAGACGTTGCGTATAAGCAAATAGGTTTCTTAGGGTCTCGTGTGTATCCTGGGACTTCAGGGGCTGTCTTCAAATATTCGAACAAGTCCATCTTGTAATCGATAAGGGTAGTGTCGTAATCCAGAAACAGCACTTCGTCGTACGCATTCATAAATTTGGCGATGGCACCAATCTTGTTCCAGGACAAATTGCGTCCCTCAATTTCACCGTCGTACTTGACAAACTTGAAATCGGCGCCGACGCTCTTTGCGTAGGCTGCGTGGACAGGGATACAATAGTTATGGACGCCGTCTTTCCCCTTGTAAGGTTCCTCTTGACATCCTGTGACGACGATTCGCTTGCTCATTGGTTTGTAGAAATAGGGTGTTTTATTTTGGAACCTTTAACGCGTCAAATCTTCTATTTAGAAACAGAAACAGAAGCAGAAGCAACAGAGATGGAATTAGTTGAAGAGAAAAAGCGTGATAAGAAACTTGGGATTGTGGCACATTCCGGGGCCCAGATTTTTACAAATGGCATTCTTCAAAATGCGTACTTTTTGTATCAATGCTACGAGGCGCTCGGATACAGATGTCAATTCTTGTGTTACGAAGAGGATCCTGCTCCTTTTTTTAAGAACCTCCAATGGAAACAAATCTCGACGAATCCGCTGATCTTTGATCCAGAAGACTACCACACAATCATGACGATTACCAGAGGTGTTTCCTCTGAGATATACGACGTATTGAAGGCTGCGAACGTCCGAATCGTCGCCTTTGTGTGTGGCAACAAGTACGTTCACCATCAAGATGAATTTGTCCACGGTCCTCTCAATGGCAATACTTCTTACATCGGAAAAGGATCTCGAATTGATGAAATGTGGATCATCCCTTGCTACGAATTTAGTCTGGCCTACGTGGAACTGATTCGAGGAGCCCCCGGATACATTGTCCCCCATCTTTGGTCTTCCGAATTATTGGACTATTACGTTGCCAACACATTGAAGACCTCTTTAAAGACAGTTCAGTATTCTATTGAACGAAGAAGTTCCCCGAAAGTGAATCTCCTTATTTTGGAACCCAATCTAATCATCGCAAAGACCTCTTGGTTGCCGTTGATGGCCTGCGAGAAACTGTTTCAAGAACACCCGGAGTTAATCGAAGGAGTCCACGTCTACAATTTTCCGTCTCACAAGCACGCCGACCATATGCTGAGTACCTTGTCTGTCTCTGAGAAGGTTCATAAACACGGTCGAACCGCCATCCCGGTCCTGTTATCCGAGTTCAACGCTTCTGGAGCGATGCCGATTATATTATCGCACCAATGTCTCAATTCCCTGAATTACCTTTATTATGAAGCACTTCACCTTGGATTTCCTCTAGTTCATAACTCTCCTGATTTGGATGGAAACGGATACTATTATCCAGAGGATTCGATTTCGGGATGCGTTGAGCAGATTCTTTATGCTGTGAAACATCACGACCGTCATCTTCAAACCTACAAGGTGCGAGGAGCCGAGTATTTAGCAAATATTCACCCCTTGTCTTCCAAAGCCTCGTTTGTGTTCAATGAAATGATGGAAGCGAGCATCGCAAAGCCGCACCTCGTTTAGATTGCTGATTTTCAATCAGCCGAACTATAAATGGATTCCATAAAATCGAAAGCCATAGGAATTTTGATTCATAATGACGCCCGACTGTTCACAAACGGTATTACGCAAAACGCCTATTTCATGTACAAGTGTTTTGAAGGTATGGGATACCGATGTCAATTTCTCTGCCTTGAAGCCAATCCCGTCCCCTTTGCGATTGAAGGATTGACGGTTCAACAACTAACGACAGACGCGTCTATCTTTCATCCCTCTGACTTTCACACAATCATCACTGTCACTCGCATCGTGACGCGGGGGCTGTATGACATGTTGCGAACCCATGGGATTCGTGTCATTGGGTTCATTTGCGGAAACTCGTATATGAAGGACCAAGAGGATTTCGTACGAGCGGGAGATGGACAGACCTTTATTCATAAGGGGGATCCGATGGACGAACTGTGGTTGATTCCTTCCTTTGCTCGATTTTCGGACTATTTTCAATTGATTCGTGGGGCACCTGCTTCCATTGTTCCTCATCTATGGTCTCCCAGTATCTTTCAGCGTATGATGCCGGATCCTACGCGTATGATGTATGCTTTGAAGCTACGCACCAAATGCTCTGTCATCATCATGGAGCCAAATACGATGATTGTGAAAACGGCGTGGCTTCCCATTGTCGCCTGCGACCTTTTTCATCAACGGCATCCGGATCTATTGGAAGAGGTGCGTGTCCACAATTTCCCGGGGCACCTACACGCACGCGTCATGGTCAGTAATCTTACTTTGGCAGACCGGTTCAAAGTGCTTCCACGCGACTCTCTTACCAGCGTATTTCTTCGCTGTAATCAAGAGGGCACGATGCCCATCTTTGTCTGTCACCAAATGAACAATACTTTGAATTACTTGTACTATGAAGTTCTTTACTATGGCTTTCCTTTGGTTCATAACTCACCGGATTTAGAGGGATGCGGGTACGCTTACGAAGGGCATGATGTCAAACAGTGTGCGGATGCGATAATGAAGGCCTATAGGGAGCACGACCAATCGGTGGACAGTTATCGGGAACGGGCGAAGGCGTATCTGCGACGGGTGGACCCTGAGAGTCCAGATGTACGTCGCGTATTTGAAGAGCGGTTGCGTGCGTCGATTGCGAAAGCACCGATTGGGGGCTCTTAGAACGGACGTTGGCTGTGTCTGAATAAATGATTAGCAACAATCACTTATTTAGAAAGTGGGTTACCCCACGCGAAGTTGTTTAACCACGAAGGGTGCTGACCTCAGCCTTGAGCTCCTTGACGGCGGCCACAAGGAGAGACACAATACGGTCGTAGCCGACACGCTTGGTGCCGATCTCGTCATCGGCCGTGTTCACGACGTTAGGGAGGACCGTCTCCATCTCCTGGGCAATGAAGCCGATTTCCTTCTTGGCGGGGTTCATGTTGACGTGGTCGATCCAGTTGTAGTACACAGGATGCATCGCATCGACCGTGCTGAGGGCATTCACGACCTCTTCAATATCCTTCTTCTTGCGAGCGTCGGACATAGAGAGGGTGATGAAGGATTCAATGGTACCCGTCGTGACGTTCCCAGCGGTCAAGTTGGCCGTGCTGATACCGACAATGGGGCCAATGCCTGCAAAGACGGAGGACACAGAGGAGCGGAAGGAATCGATGCGGGTGTCAAGAGAGGACTCACTGGACTTGGCACGGCTGGCCTCCGTGGACAGGGCCGCCTCGTCACTGGTGGCACGAGAGTCAAGAGACGCCTCGCTGGACTTGGCACGGCTGGCCTCCGTGGACAGGGCCGCCTCGTCACTGGTGGCACGAGAGTCAAGAGACGCCTCACTGGACTTGGCACGAGAGGCCTCCGTGGACAGGGCCGCCTCGTCGCTGGTGGCACGAGAGTCAAGGGAGGCCTCGCTGGACGTGGCACGAGAGATTTCCGTGGAGAGGACCGCCTCGTCGCTGGTGGCACGAGCGTCAAGGGACGCCTCACTGGACTTGGCACGAGAGATTTCCGTGGAGAGACCAGAGCCACTGGCAGCGGCAAGGGAGGCCTCGACGGACTGAGCACGAGAGACTTCCGTGGACAGGGCAGCCTCGTCGCTGGTGGCACGAGAGTCAAGAGACGCCTCACTGGACTTGGCACGAGAGGCCTCCGTGGACAGAGCAGCCTCATCGCTGGTGGCACGAGAGTCAAGAGACGACTCACTGGACTTGGCACGAGAGGCCTCCGTGGACAAAGCAGCCTCATCGCTGGTAGCACGAGAGTCAAGAGACGCCTCGCTGGACTTGGCGCGAGAGGCCTCCGTGGACAGGGCGGCCTCGTCGCTGGTGGCACGAGAGTCAAGAGACGCCTCACTGGACTTGGCACGAGAGGCCTCCGTTGACAGGGCTGCCTCATCACTGGTGGCACGCGAGTCTAGGGACGCCTCACTGGACGTGGCACGGGAGATTTCCGTGGAGAGGACCGCCTCGTCGCTGGTGGCACGAGCGTCAAGGGAAGCCTCGCTGGACTTGGCACGAGAGATTTCCGTGGAGAGACCAGAGCCACTGGCGGCGGCAAGAGAGGCCTCGACGGACTGAGCACGAGAGACTTCCGTGGACAGGGCGGCCTCGTCGCTGGTGGCACGAGAGTCAAGAGACGCCTCACTGGACTTGGCACGAGAGGCCTCTGTGGACAGAGCCGCCTCGTCGCTGGTGGCACGCGAGTCAAGGGACGCCTCACTGGACTTGGCACGAGAGGCCTCCGTGGACAGAGACGCCTCATCGCTGGTGGCACGAGAGTCAAGAGACGCCTCACTGGACTTGGCACGAGAGGCCTCCGTAGACAGAGCCGCCTCGTCGCTGGTGGCACGAGAGTCAAGAGACGCCTCACTGGACTTGGCGCGAGAGGCCTCCGTGGACAGAGCCGCCTCGTCGCTGGTGGCACGCGAGTCAAGGGACGCCTCGCTGGACGTGGCGCGGGAGATTTCCGTAGAAAGGGCCGCCTCGTCACTGGTGGCACGAGCATCGAGCGAAGCCTCACTGGACTTGGCACGAGAGATTTCCGTGGAAAGACCAGAGCCACTGGCGGCGGCAAGGGAGGCCTCAACGGACTGAGCACGAGAGACTTCCGTGGAAAGGGCCGCTTCATCGCTGGTGGCACGAGAGTCAAGGGAGGCCTCGCTGGACTTGGCACGAGAGGCTTCCGTGGACAGGGCCGCCTCGTCGCTGGTGGCACGAGAGTCAAGAGAGGCCTCGCTGGACTTGGCACGGCTTGCCTCTGTATTCAAGTTCGTTGTAATAGTACCCTCGGCGGCAGAGGCACGACTGGCCTCCGTTGACAATTGACCCAGGACTACGATTTCAGTGTTCGCACCACTTTTGAAATCAGAACTACCACCTGTGTAGAAGGCAGTACCCGCTGCGGTGAACTTTCCTTCCACCGTCATGGTGCTGACCGTCGTAGAGACCTCCGTTACGTTGATCACGGTCAGGGTGGATGCCATGATACTGGAAATATTGGCGTATTCAGAGTTGATGGTGCGATTACCATCAACATCCGAGGTAATCACAGGAAATTGACTGTTACCGAAATACATGTTTGTGGAGTTCGCCTGAAACACTGGGTTTCCTGCGACATCACTAAACACAAATCCTGGCTTGGAATCCTTGGTTGCGGCACCGAGAGCCAATGTAATTGTAGACGCACCGGCTTGTGTGAGACCGGCGATGAAGTTGCTCTTGAACTGAAGGGAGCCTGACATGGTTTATAATCCCGCTTTCGATTTTTTTTTTGGGAGAAGTTATCCGATTGTCAAGATCCCTCCCGTCTGCTGAGAATTCGTCGTTCCTCCATACAAACACGACTGAACAATCGTCACATTTGCATTTGCCATAGTCTCTACAGCGATGCCTGATGACGCATAAATCGACGAATCTCGTATACGAAGCGTCGCATCATGAGTAGCAACCACCCCGCGACATGACGACGAACTCGTCAAATGAATGTGAACATCTGATAACGCCGTATGGAATGAAGGCGTCGCGCCCTTGGATCCATCCGCAAGAACGCCGTATATGGGTCCCTTGGCCTGCGTAAAAATCTTGACCGAACACGAACGCACTTGTGCTGTATCCGCAGTATCATTTGGAAACCAAATGCCCGTCACAGAATCCGTGTCCTTCACTTGAATGGTAAGATGTTCCAACTGTGTATTGGGTCCCATCGTGATGAGCGTACCGGAAACAGGGGGGAATTGAAGAATGGTACGCCGGGAGCAAATCCCTCGGAGGGTCAAGTCCGGGAGAATGGTAAACGGACGGACCGAGTAAACTCCGGGAAGAATCTGGAGGACTTGTCCGGGAGACAATTGATTCAGAGCCTCGTTCACGGTGGCGAACGGAACGGACGGGTTCGTCTTTGCGATCGCATCATTACCGTTCACGGCATCCACGAAGACCACGTTTCCTAACGCAACAGTGCTTGACAAACTCTTACTTATAGGAATTGGCGGTGATGAAGAATTGAGTACTGTATGTCCTATATGAATGGACGACGTGTAGATTTCCGCATAGGGATTTGTGGGGGTCCCGAGTGTGGTTTGGGCGGTGGTAGGAACAAGGGTTCCTGAGACGGTGCTGAACTGAGCATGCTTTGCATAGACCTCTTGCCATTGTTGATTCGAGTTGCCCAACGAATACACATTGGTTGTCGCAGGAATCAGAGGTCCAGTAATTTGAATGCCCTTGTTATCCGTGAGTTCCACCTGCGTGCCCCCTTGTGTATAAATGGCTACTCCGCGGCCAGGAGTCGTCGTAGACAAGGCAAGATTTGTTGTTTCGGGATCGTTGAGTGTCAGACTGTCATCGGTTCCCAGCACGATTTCCGCAGTACGAGGGCCGTCGTGATTCATCAACACGAGTCGTTGCGAATCTGCGTAGTAGGTGAAACTCCCTTTCTCTATCCCTTTCCCATCTCGAAACGAGAGACTCGCGTAGGCGTCGGATTGTAAGGCCACGATGTTGCTTGTGGCACCCGATAATAGGAATGTCCCCACACCGTTTGCCTTGGTGACCGACGCAAGGTTCGAATATTGAAGTGTGGAAATGTTGGGAGATACAAGGATCGCCCCGTCACCGGATCCTGCGATACGAACACCGTTTCCAGCGGGGCCTGGGGCTCCTGTGGGGCCAGGGGGGCCTCCAGGGGTTCCGGGTGATCCCGTGGGACCTTCCGGTCCTACCGCTCCTGTAGCCCCTGTAGGTCCTGAATCTCCTTTTGCTCCAGGACCCCCTTGAATTCCAATAGGACCTGTGGCTCCTGCGGCTCCCGTCGCTCCTTGCGTTCCTGGACTCCCTTGAGGACCAGGAGGTCCCGTAACTCCTGGGATTCCTTGAACTCCTTGGATCCCTGGAGCTCCTGTTGTCCCTGGAAGCCCAGGGAGCCCCTGAAGCCCTTGGACCCCTTGTGGCCCCTGTATCCCTGCGGTCCCAGGAGGTCCTGTCTCACCAGGAGGTCCTGTCACACCTACACTGTGAACCTCCCCCGGAGGACCCGTCGGTCCGATAGATCCCGGTACGCCAGAAGGACCCGCAATCCCTGGAACTCCTTGTATACCTTGGGACCCTTCTGTGCCTGTAGGCCCTTGTGCTCCTTTTTCTCCTTGTGCTCCTTTTTCTCCTTGTGCTCCTTTTTCTCCTTGTGCTCCTTTTTCTCCTTGTGCTCCTTTTTCTCCTTGTGCTCCTTGTGCTCCTGGAACTCCTGCCTCACCCGTAGGACCCAACGACGAAAAAGGTGTAACAGTTCCATCCGGTGCGCGAACCGACAAGGTCGAGCCCACTTGAAACAGACGGTAACCAGGTGTTTGCGCATCCCCTGCGATTTCTAAAAAGGGGGCTCCGATTCCAGGAGACGTAAAGACGATCCCCGATTGAAATTGATTTGTGGCTATATTTGACGTCATGGTTAGACAAACAAATCAATTTGTCTTTAAACGAATGACAAAAGTAAACATATAACATAGAATGCCGACGCACCTTGAACTACTAAGGGGGCGGTGCTATACACTAGAAGGTGCCTATATGGGAATGTATATGGGCGAAACAATGGTGGCATTAGCGGACGGATGTAACATAGTCGCATTGAAATTCAGAAAAGAAGGTGCCGACATTACATTTGATGATTTTGATTGCGATTCTGAATTCGTAGAAGTGCCTTGTACTACAAGAACGGCCTCTGGGCCCTCTTCCTCTTCTTCTGCTGCGAGAACAAGTTCTTCCGGTATTCGAAGTCCTAGCGAAGAACGATTTGACGCAAATACACGAAGAGCAATTGAAGCATCGATACGGGCATCTGTACCCGCTAGGGTCCCCGCTAGGGTCCCCGCTAGGGTCCCCGAAAGGGCCCCCGAAAGGGCCCCCGAAAGGGCCCCCGAAAGGGCACCCGTAATAGCACCCGCAAGGTCAATACCAGCACCGCCCGTATCGGGTTTTAAACGCTCTCAACCGTCTTCCGCAGCATCTGCTACAAATCGCATCGAAGACTCCCGAAAGCGTGCAAAACCTACTGTAGCTAAACCAAACGTCGATATGGATTGCCCTGTCTGTTTTGAATCCTTCGCAGACGTTGAGCCTGTCACCATCAAGTGTGGTCACACCTTGTGTCGCGGATGTTTGGAAGGCTCCTTGGCAAGGAAAGATGAATGTCCCATATGTAAGACAACAGGTGTCGGTCCCGCTAGTCAATACAAAGCGAATCCCTTTATTCGAGAAGTCGCTAAATTTTTCACTGCCAGTAAACAAACACGCGGAGGCTCTAGAAACAGAAGAAGCAGTAGACAATCTAAACGAAATCGTCGTCATTAGATAGAATGAATCGAGGGTACAGTGTACTTCCCGCATCTCCACACCTGCTTTGCTCCTTTTGTAAAACTCCCCAGACAGGTCCTCTTATCACCTTGCCTTGTCAATGTCCCGTGCCACTCCATCCACAATGCTACGCACCTCTGATCCTCACACAAAAACGATGTATGCGATGCCAGACGCATTGGGGTATTCTTCCTTCTTCCAACTCCAGCGTCATATCCAATGACGTATTGATACCGATCGCTAATATAGGCAACACACAAATTCATTATTCCTCGAGTCGACGTTGGTGCGTGTACGGTACCTTTAGTTGTATGTTGATCCTGATTGTCATCTTTATCTTGCTGTACATTTATAAACCCTAGAACAACTTGTCCGCGCGATTCTTTTCCCTCGGAATCCATCGAATGCCAGTCCACGCGGTCTGTTGTGTCATTCGCAAAATGCTGTATTTATAGTATTTTGCGTATTCCTGCCTCACGTTTGTATTGGGTACTGTCAGCGCCGAAATGACTCCCAAATTGTCGTTCTCGATCGCAATCAACGGCTGTGACTTTTCAATCGCAAACTGGAGTCCGTAGTACACAGATGCCCACTCTGTCTCTGTCGAACTGACAGCGTCTGGAATTTCAAACATCCGCTTATAGACTTCGTTTCCTGATGCCGTCGTCAAAATATTGGATACGCGACTATACCTGCTCTTGTGATAGTAACTTCCGTCTGTTTGAACTAGGGAAAAGAACGCCGGTTGAAACATGTGGGTTCCGCCGATTGTTGTATACACGGGCACGTAAATCCCTTTCGCATACGCTTTAATGGATCGCATTGCGAGGGTGGCTAGAAAGAGTCTTGGGCTCATTTTTTTCTAAAACGAGGGTAGGACGAATGAAGCCTCAATTGCCCATGGAGATCCAGCAACAATTGCCGCACGAACTTGTGGCCCTCATCATGTCCTACGTACCCCACTTGACGAAGGAAAAAACGCCTCATAACACGCCGAAAAATCCCTTTACAATGAGTCCAAATGCGGAACGGGATCTGCGTGTGATTAACTCGAAGATCCTGAAGGGGAAACTGGAAACCTACTTGCTTGAATTAGATGACTTTGTGCTGGACTAATATCCCGCGGGTCTAACAGCCCTCGCAAAATATTAGACCTAGCGGTCTAATATCCCGCGTACTGTGCCCACACCAAATCCGACGCCTTGATTTGATCCGCAGACATACGAAGGAACCAGTTGAACTCGAAGCGACGCGCAAGGTCATCGCCGTCGTAAGACACAAACATGGTGTCGGCCGACAAAGCCGTCTTCGGATCGGGAGGATTGCTGACGCGTCCCACAAGGTCCTCCAATTGACGAGGAAGTCCACTGATGAGCCGGGTTCCATCAATACCACGGATCGTCTGGAGTCCCTGCGTCTTCTGGGCTTCCCACACCTTCATATCCGTGCGTCGTGCGACGGCGGAGGACCAGGCCTGCGGACCGGCACCGGTAAGAGTCGCCCAGGTGTGTGCTGCGTGACTCCACGCAGGGTGATGCGGTTGTTTGGCCCATGCGACGTAGGGAGCGGGACCCGGGGCGACGGCCAAGTCCGGGTTCGCAACGGGTTCTGCGGGATGGATACCAAAGGCCGCTGCTTCGACGTCCTTGACGCGGGGATACAGACTGGGTCCGACGCAGAGCGTCGAGTTTCCGTCCATCACAAGTCCGCCCTCCTGATTCAGCAGGTGACTGATGACAAAGGGGCGCCACAGAGCGGGAGGAAGTTGTTTGGCCATCGGCGAAGCGCCCTGAATCACGCGAAGCGTCGCGTCTCGCCCAATAAGGGGCACGACTGTAAAATCCTCTCCTTGCGTACGTCGGACGGCTTCCAGGGCAAGGGCCAGGTATCCCCGGTTAGGCTGATCCGAGGTGCGGGCTCCGAAATCCCACCATTGCCGGGCATTCGGCTCTGCGTCGACGAACCACCAAAGAGTCGGTTTTTTCCTGGATAAAAAAGGTTCCAACGGCATTTGCGGTCTTCGGCGACTCAGTGATAATACGACCGCAATCACGATCAACGATCCGACTAAGAGTACCTCCTCCTTCATTCTACTAAAGACTCAAAATATAATCTTTCCGTAGATGGAAGCTCGCGTTCGATGGGTGGGGTTCGATATGGACGAATGTATCGGTGAAGTGATGCCTTTATGGTTTCCGGTTCATCATATAGACGGCACACTCGATTGGGAACACTTTGTAGAAAGCGAACTCGGATTAAAGACGCACGTGTTGAATCCCGTCTTTATGGTTGTATTGGAATCTATATACGCTCGTTATACAAATAAAGAGATCGAAGGGGCCTTTATATTTTCTAACAATGGATCCCAGGAACTCGTAGAAACCCTTGTCAAGGTCGGGAATATTATTGTACAGCAATTATACGATTTAGACGCCCCTCCACCCATGTTTAAAGTTGGATTTTCGGCGGCGTCCCCTTGTCGTGCCGGCTTTGTTGATCGAAAGTATGAAAAATCATTTGAAATTATTCAACACTGTCTTGGTGCGAGTGGTCTTCGTCCTTGTTCTTCCGTCGAGGATCTTTTATTTTTTGACGATCAGGTTCACGTACTCAAGGGCGAACTCGGATCCCACTATTGCCAGGTCAAACCCTACAAAAGCATCAGTCCTACCCAAATCATATTGTCAACCTTGATGAATTATGAAAAGTTCTATTACGAACTAGATGAAATATCTACCACGTTTACGAAAATGATGAACTATGAACAAAAACTGGTAAGGATGGGTCATCCTACTACCTTACCACCCGAGGGGGAAATACTTAAAGAATATATTCACTGGATGTCTCACGTCGATCCGTTCTTTCCTGCCAAGGGTGGAAGGCGCAAGGACAAAACCGAACGCCGGAAACGCAGGCAAGTGCGTGCGAAATGGCTTCGAAAGAAGACCCGCCGAGGATAGGAACCCATGGATTCTCTAAAGTGGGCGCTCGGCATTGAACAAACAACCTACCTGACCCGAGGAGTCTGTGCTCCGACCCTGGCGTCAGATTTTTTGAAGAACGAGACTTTGTACGATACGGCCTACAGAACGGGTGTTGTCAGCACTGCCTTGGAGGCCTGGATCGAATCCTTGCCGTCGAAGGAGGCTACATTGCTGTCTTTTCCGATCCGATTTGACGCACGCGACATTGCGGCGAGTGACAATCCGATCACCAATCCTCTTCAGGCATCGGCGGAAGGATGCCGAACCCTTCACGACAAGGTTCAAATCAAGACGCTGGGGCCATATGACAGCATCGCAGTGTGTGTGCGGGACTTTTTGGACCGCAAAACGCAATGGCTGGCCTCGGTTCGTGAGCACGGTGTGAGGTTTCCGGACCATGACGGTACGTTTGATGTGACCACCTTGGATCAACTTGTGCCTCATGAGGGATTGGCGACTGTGTTTTACCTGACTCTTCCTACTTGGACACATGAACAAGGAAAAATAGTGGACGAGAGCCTATCGGTAGAACACTATCGCAATCTCGCGCGTCTATTTCAATGGATGACACCGTTTCTTCTTGTTCGTTTTGGAATAGGAGATCCGTTGACTGGACCACGGTTCGCAAAAGGGTCACGACGGCTGGCCGCGTGTTTGAGTGTGGGTCCTGGTATCTACGACACGGACCGAATGCCTCGTGGAGCATCAGGGACCGTGCCGTATGAACGAACGGAAGGACGGTGGTACGAACTGCTTCACGATCATCCTGAAACTCCCTACAAATCCTCCGGTGTCCTTGGCTTGGACCTTCAGTTTTCGGGGGGCTTGGAGTTTCGTATCTTTGACGACGTGCGCGACGAACAGTTGGCGGAAGTGCTGGGGTTGCTTGTGTGGTGTGCGGGGGAAGCACTGGGTCGTTGCGAAACGGTGGCGAATCCTCGCCAGGATCCGTTGTGGAATCAAGTAATGGTACGATGTCTGATGGAGGGGAGGGAGGCCGTCTTGTTGCCGGTCGAAGCCTCCCGGTTTCGCGACGTGCTAGGATGCTCGGACTCCTTGCCCTTGTCTGTGGTGCTGGCGTACGACGCGATTCGAACGGAAACTGCTTCTGCTTCTGCTTCTTCTTGGGACTGGGGTGCGATGATTCGCACTGCGATTGAATCGCAACTTTCTTCTTCTGTGCTCTTAGAAACAATGGGTACCACGACATCAAAGCCTGCTTCGCCTGTGGCACCTTCGCCGGTGGGACCTTCTGTCGATCTTTCTGGGTCTGTTCCCGAAGTTACAGCACCTGTTGCCGATCTTTCAGGAGCGACTCCTGAGGTCTCTCCTGTAGCACCTGTCGCCGATCTTTCAGGAGCGACGCCTGAGGTTACTGTGCCCGTTACGGACCTTTCAGGGGCGCCTGTTACGGACCTTTCAGGGGCACCTGTTACGGATCTTTCAGGGGTGCCTGTTACGGATCTTTCAGGAGCAACTCCTGTGTCGATTGAATCGGCTCCTGTTGTCGGTAGCAAAAAAATCTGTTGCTGTTACTAGAAGATGTCTTACATTCGTTCCCCTAGTTCCCCGGCTCCCCTGTCCTCCTCCAATGCCTACACCACCTGGCCCGGCGGGGTCGACCCCACCGCGTCCCTCTTCAACACCGACAATCAAAAAATTGGAGGAAAGCGAAGAAAGAGTCGAAAGAACAGTCGCAAGAATGCTAAAAAGAGCCGCAAGAGCAGTAAGAAGAATGGAAAGAAGAATGGGCGCAAACACAGCCGTCGTCACTAAACTACGTTCTTAGACCAATAAACATTCTAAAACCGTTAAAAGTCTATACTGATCGACGATCGATCCGTATAGAACCAAAAATTCTAGTCTTGTTTTTAGTCTTTATTTTATTTGTTTTTTTTATTTTTTTTTAACGTTTTATAGTTGTGTGCCTAATAGATCTTATCAAGATCCATCGGCAACTCGCGAACCTTCTTGCCGTAGAAGCGCTCAATTTCCTCTTGTGCCATCATCTCACGCTCCGACACAAAGTTGATGCTGGCACCCTTGCGTCCGTGTCGGCCCGCACGACCAATGCGGTGGATATAGTTCTCCCGTTGAACGGGCAACTCATAGTTGATGACAAGTTGGACCTGTTGTACGTCAATGCCACGGGCCAACATATCGGTCGAGATCAGAACGCGAATCTTTCCGGAACGGAAATTCGCCATACGCTCATTTCGCTCCTCATTTGGCATATTGCCGTGTGTACAATCGACGTCAAACCCTCGCTTACGCATCGTGCCAACCAGGTTCTCGGCTGTTTGCCAGGTATTCACAAAGATGTTGGCCTGAGTGATGGTCAAGTGGTCAAACAAGTCGCACAAGGTGTCCACCTTGTCTTCCTCGCGATTGCTCATAGGAACGTACCACTGCTTAATCCCCTCCAGCGACACCTCCTCAGGAGGAAGGGTTAGTTCGACGTGGTTGCGAAGGAGTCGCTTGGCGACCGCTTTCAACTCGGGGATCATGGTGGCACTCATCAGAACGACCTGTGTGCTAGTAGGCCAGGTCAGAGACAAGATACAATGAACCTGCTCCAAGAAGCGCGACTCAAGCATCTGATCAGCTTCATCCAGAACGAGCGAGAGGATGGTGTTGGTGTTGATGGCCTTGCGATTGAGAAGGTCGTATAGGCGACCTGGAGTGGCGACAAGAATATGGGGCACGTGCTCTTCCTTCAACGGGCTCTGCTGGAGTGCTGCCAGATCCTCGCGTACAGGGGGGCCTCCTACAGCGATGTGGACACGGAGACCCTTGCGATTGTTCATATAGGCACCGATGCCCTTGGCAACATCGCCAATCTGATTAGCCAGTTCTCTGACAGGGGCCAGAACAATCGCCTGAACAGCGTTCTTGGTGAGGTCAATGCGATTGATGATACCTGCCAGGTAGGCACCCGTCTTACCGGTACCTGATTGGGCCTGTCCAAGAAAGTCGAACCCTTTGGAAATGGGTACGATGGCCTTCTTTTGAATGGGGCTGGGATTCTCAAAGCCAAAGGCGAGAAGTCCTCTCAAGAGTTCCTCCCTGATGGGCATATCCTCAAACGAGGCATACTCTTGGATCGCAGGAGCCGATACGGGCTCCGAACCGGCTCCTGCGGATTCTCCAAAAGGAGGGGTTCCGGGACCAGCCGTAGAAACAGAATTGGAAGATTCTTTAGACATTGTAATATGCTTAGAAAGTAAGTAGCGTTTAGATGGAAAGGGGTGTAATATTGTAGAGGGGATATACAGACAATCAATTTTTATCAAAAATATACACGGGTACCGATCATAATGTCTCACAAAAAAAGGTTTTTTTTTGCTTCCAAAAAAGGTATATTCCTCAGTTTGGAACGACACCATAACAGACATCTGCGTAGGCCCAGAACGCCTCCATAAGATCGTCCAGAAAGGGTCTGTAGATTCCACCGGAAAGGAACAAAGAGATCAGAACGGGACGATAAGTCGACGTATTGAAATCCTGAAGCAGTTGTTGTGCTAGGCGGTTCGTGTTTTCGTACCCGTCCTCTAGATGTCCAAATCGCTGAATCGGATGAAGGGGGTTATCAAATGGAAGATCGTTCTGAAGGAGATGATGGCCGATCTTATCCAACACGGGAAGGAACGGAAGAGGAGTCTCTTGCGACTCTACGTCGTCTTGAAAGATCTGTTTGAACTCGGAAAATTGGTCTAGGAAATGATTCAACGCAGCGGAACACTCGGAAGACGGACGGAAAGGCATCTTAGAAATTAGAAAGAAAGTTTTGGAACAAGTATGGCGTGTTATCCACATTTGAATAGAAGATAGTTCAATTTTTTAACTTGAGACCCAGTATCCTTTCCTTGTTCAAAAATGAATCTACCAATAGTTTGGAAAGGCTTGGTAATGTTCTTCCCCTTACAACTTGGTTTTCACCATCTGATCGCCTTCGGGGTCTTCCTTTTATCCCTGCCATTTCCATCCTTCCACCATCCACAAATGACACAAACGGAACGACGGCACTTTGGCTATCGGCCATTTCCTGTGTTTCCTACATCCGATTCCATATCCGCCTGCTACTATGACTGGGGGTTTATTGGATACTTTGTCCTGTATACAGTTCTATGTATCATAAACAAACCGGTACTCTGCTTTTCGTTTGCGACAACATGGGCCCTGGGTTTCTGTTTCCTGATAGGAGGTCCTTGGAGTATGGCGCCCTTTGTTGGCATCGTCGCTGCCGTCGGACTCTTTCTAGGACTGAAATCTTTCCGTTAGACCTTCTTAGATGGAATTCCGGTCTGTGTTGGGAAGACATCATCTCATTGAACCGATTGGATATGGTCTGGTGCGTAAGACACGACGACGGGGGGCCCCCGTGCGTTCATTGCGGGAACAGTTTTTGATTCATCAAGAGGTCTACGAATTTGACTCGCCCATTCTCTTCATTCCGAAACCGGTTACACAGGAAGAAGACGGATACATAATGGAAGAATTTACGGCTTACTCAGTGTTGCCATCCGACTGTATTGGAATGGTTCCTGCCTTGGTGGCGGAACTGAAGCGCTTGCGGGACTTTTTGGTGCCGCGAGGGATCTATCCGCTCGGGTTCACCATCCTTTTGATTGTTCCCGACAGCGTCGAAGGCTGGGAACGTCCGTGTATGTCGAAAGACCCGTTGTATGGATTGGTCGACATGAGTCACTTTTCCTATATTCAAGGAGGTGTTGTATCCGTTCCGAAGGTGGGTCGCATCCGTCTTAGCGATGCGAACAGGATCTTTGATCACTACATTGGCCCTCCGCCAATGTTGACAGAACGGGTGGCCACAGAAAAAAACACGGCCCTAAGTAAGGATGACGAAATATGACGTCAATCGACCGTCTTCTGCCGAGGGGCATACCTTGGCTCGGTATGCCGAATACTTACTTGGTAAGAATTTACCGGGCATTCAAGAAAATACGTCCAAGTTGTTTGGATTGTACGACTATTTCATGAATCACCTCGATGATCCTCCCGGCGACTTGCAACGTGCGATCACGGAGCAGGGGGCCCCCTTGTTTACGGAAGCCCAGATTCGATCCATTGTTAAGATCTTGTCGTCGCAAAAGAATTCTCGGTTTGCGAAACGATTTCAGGGAATGGCGGGAGGGGCCGATGAGCCTGTTACAGCGGCAGCGACAGCACCTGCGACAGCACCTGCCACTGGGAATACGACCGCGACTAAGACAGGTGCTGTACAAGAACCCGTGGATAAAACCCGTAACAAATTTTGGGACAAGGTGATTGAGAAACTAACAGGTCCCGTGAGTCGCTCGATTCCAAAGTGCTGGGACCAATATTTTTGGTTTCTATTTATCTTGTACAACTTGGAACAGATTGAGTTACTGGGGCCCTTTATTTCCACGGCACTGGATACGGTGACCCTCAGTTTACCGGTACTTGCTGATATGGCGAGTGAACTTGTTGAAAAGTTGATTCTGTTGGTGCCGATTCCTTACGCAGGAATTGGGGGAGAGGCCATTGGGTACGCGGTGAGTCTCATCTTTGTGCTCTTTGCGGTGAATCTCAACATCTCGCGTAAACATTTCGGAGATGCCTTTCAAGTTAGTTTGGAGGCCATTCCGTTGTTTGGAGACATTTTGGCGGAAGGGGCACAAAAATTCGAGTTGGGCGCCGAACGGTACCTTATCAACCGCGACAAATTCATTAGTGGGTTCCAACCTGTGTCTCCTTCGGCGGCAACGGCTATGCGTTACTATACTCCCGCATTTGATGCCTATGAAGGACCGGCTCCTCCTGTAGCATTAGGGACTGTGATCAAGGATGTGAAGGCGTACACGTTGAAGGCGTCGGGTGCGGACAAGGTGTTAGAGGCGGTTCAACAAGGACCTGCGGGACTCGTTTCCAAGGCGACGGGGGCTCTTCCAACAGCGTCTTCCTTGACTACTGCTGCCACGAATGCCGTGAAGAATGCGACTGCGACTGCGACTAATGCGGTGAAGAATGTGACTGCTACTGCCGTGAAAAATGTCGCTGCTACTGCTTCCATAAATACTATAAAAAATCTTAAAAAGGTCGGAGGAACTTCAGCCCCTCGTTCTAAACGACGAACCCTCAGACGTAGATAGAATGTACTGCTATCTGCTCTTTGCGAACGGGGGTCGGCAAACCTACATTGGCGCCACAGTTGATCCAGATCGACGGTTGCGACAACATAACGGAGAAATCACGGGAGGGGCACGTCGTACAAAAGGAAGTTCTTGGCTGAGAGCCTGCTATGTAGGGCCATTTCCAAACTGGGTGTCGACACTCCAATTTGAGTGGGCGTGGAAGCATCACGGGCGAGGGAAACCACGTGTTTCCGGAAAATTGGAAGCCCTTTGGAATCTTTTACATACGGAACGTTCCACTCAACATGCTGTCCCATTTCGCTTTTGGGCAAGGAAACTTTTTGTGGTATTTGATCCAAAATCAATACAATTCCTGAACAAAATTGAGCACGTTCCATTCCTACAGAGTAAGTTCACCCCGCCCAATCTTACAAACTTTCCAGCAATTCCAGCAATGTCAGAATTTTCCCAAGTCGAAATACTTTCCCTTCGTGTAGAGGATCTCTCCTTCGTCGTCAACCAACTTAACCAGCGTCTCAATGCGATCGAGGCAGCGTCTGGCTCTAAGGCTAAGAAGCCTCGCAAGACCAGGACTCCTGCTACTGCTACTGCTACTGCTACTGCTACTGTCGCAGAGGGCACCGTAGCAGAGGCCCAGCCCAAGAAGCGTGGTCGCAAGCCCAAGGCTACAGTAGCAGAGACTGCGACAGTAGCACCCGTTGTCTCGGACGCAGAGGCCCAGCCCAAGAAGCGCGGTCGCAAGCCTAAGGCTACAGTAGCAGAAGTAGCAGTCACAGAGGCTACGGTAGCGGAAGCAGCGGTAACAACCGAGGGCTCTGCCTCTGAATCCGACGCCAAGCCCAAGCGAGGTCGCAAGCCTAAGGTACCTGTCGTCGCAGAGGTGGCCACCACTGAGGTGCCTCCCGTCACGGATGGGTCCGATGTTGAGACCAAACCCAAGAAGGGTCGTGGCAAGGCCAAGCCTAAGGCTCCTGTCGAGGAAGTAGCCCCTATCAACGAGTTGTTGAGTGGACTACCCTAAACACCATACACCATAAACCCATAAGACCAAAAAAAAAGACTAAAAAAGGAAAAACGATGGCTTTCCTTTTTTAGTGTACTAGAGAAGGTGCTAAATCCTGAGTTTCTACTGGTGCTTTTTCTTCCTCTGCCTCCTCTTCCTCTGCCTCCTCTTCCTCTTCTGCTTCCTCTTCTGCTACCTCTTTTTCTGCCTCTTCGATTTCCTCTATTACCGTACTCAGATCCTGTGTCTCATTCTCATCCTCGATTGTAGGCTGAACGTACTTGTGTTGCTGTAGCCATAGAATACCGGCATACAGCATCATGAGATATCCAAGAAAATAGAACCAAACAAGCATGTGATTGATGTATTGTCAAGGGTGGACCCACGGTTCATTTTTTATCTAGAGGATGTAGTTTTTCACCTCAAACACCTGGTTCTTCCCTGCGTCATATACCACCTGTGCCATAAAATACTGTCCGTTCCAATAATTGAGGAAGGCGACCACATAGGACCCCAGCACAAACATGATCGAGGCTTCCGGATGTGTGGAAATGTGAGCAAGGGCGAGCGTCGCCAAGGATATACATCCAGGACTGCGAATCCAGATCGCCAAGTGCGAATTCACTCGCTTTTGGGTCTCCTTGTCTATAAGAAGGTTTCGCACCAAACAAAGGAGTCCGTAATCAATCCCTCCTGGTAGACCCGTCGTGAAAAAGAGACTGTATCCAAGAAGGGAACCTGCTGGAACAAGGCCTCCAATCGGCAATGCGACACCAATCATCAAGATATGATGAAGCCAATCATCAAACCGGAACTTGCTCCGGTACATGAGAATGTGATACAGGTGAAGGGCAAATACGAGTTCCAAGGCCGTATAGTTGACGGGTTGTGTCTGTATCGAGTTGAAATCAAGGAGTGTACGGATGACCTCCCCTGTTGTGAGGTACACAATACAGGCATTGTGAAATGCGTGAATTGCGTAGTAGGCGCCTTGGACGCCTACCCGGGTGAGGAGAACGTCGAGTAAGCAAAAAAGGGGCAGGGTGCTGAAAAAGGCGTACATTGTCTCTACAGATCTTACGCACGTCGTCCTTTATGCCGACGAGTTCTTTTTCCACCACGAACATTTGGTTTGGGTTTTTGACCTTCCGCAATGGCTCTTGATAGGTTGGCCGCCGTAGCAGTAGCTACTGAGGCTTCCGTTGCGGACAAGGCACGGCCGACCCCGACGCCACGGCTAGCGGCCCTTGCCCTGCTCAACTGGAACTTGCGTTCTCGATAGGCGGCCTCCGTTTCATCAACAAGACGAGGAGGAGGCCATACATTGGATGCCCCGGAGGCAATACCTTCGGCAACTCGTTCGGCCTCCACTTGAACAGCAGAATTCGAGACGACTGCGGTGCTAACGGCGGCTTGGACTTCCGCAGGGGTGGGAGTCGCATTTTGACTGACAAGGGTTCCAAGGGCAGCCGTAGAAGCCGTCGTCACCGCCGCCATCAATGGCGAGTCGGAAATAACTGCCTGTTCTGTCGAAGGCAACGAAGCCGAAGGCGTCGCAGCTGTAGAACTAAACATGGTTCCAATACGACTTCCCATTCCAGACACAGCATTTGAAACAAGTCCAACAGCAGCTCGCGTTCCATAGGCGATTCCCTGTCCCGCGAGTGCGAGTCCTCCAATCACAAGGATAGCACCCAAAGAAATTTGTTCATCATTATTATTGTTTCGATTACGACGTGTTCCGCGACCACTCATTTACAGAAAGGGGATATTTTTTTCATCACTGCACTCAGTGCCGGGATGAACTAGGAGTTCCGGGGTAGTTACATGCCGACCATCTTTGCGAAACGGCCCATGTAGTTGTGAAGACGCCCCTTGGAGTTCCTCTTGGTCTTGGAAGCAAAACGACCCTTGGAGTTATGGACGCGCCCGGAGGAGTTCACCTTGGCACCCCCAGACTTACGGGAGGCCTTGCGGGAGGCCTTGCGAGAGTTCTTGCGAGATTTCTTGGCCATATGGTTCATAGAGTTCATTGTATACCAAGACCAAAGATTTTTCTTGGATGAGTTAAAAAAAATGAAGTATCTGGATCTGGAACGTCGGGGGCATCATGGAGTTCACACCGCCCTTTGAATTGTACGCACCCTTTGCCTTCTTTCTCTGCGTCGTTTGCTTGGCCTACGTGTGTTGCGAACGGCGCCAGGCCCCATTATTACCTCGCTATCGAACTCCGGGACCCTCTTTGGAAGTAGCTGAACAAAGGCAAGAAGACATAAAACCTCATCGAACGATTATCACGACCATCTAGAAAAATTGAACCTTCCCTTTTTTTTGGAGTACGAGTACAATATGTATTTTACGACGTCCAACTTTCTTTCCGGTCCTTATTTCCTAACCGAAGCAGGGACAACATATCAAAAGATGGGCCCTGTTCCCCATAAATGGCTTCCTCGGGATCGTGTGGATCCGGAGACCGGAGCAGTGGTTTTGCGCGAAACGCACTGCGTTCCAGGAATCCTGGCACTCAATACACGTACGAACCAGGGATTCACAGCCCGCAAGGTTCCGTTATACCTCTTTTATCCACTAGAAGGGGGATACCCTCCGTTTGTCGTATCCTCCAAACTCACAACAAAAGAGAATCTGTTTGCCGTCGCGACCTTTGAACACTGGGACGACAAATGGCCTCGCGGAGGCATTCAACGGGTCTTGGGACCCGTCGATGTCTTGGAAGTCCAGGAAAAGGCCCTTCTTCTTCGGGCCAGTGTATCATCCTCTGTGGTGGATAACACAATTTCCGTTCCGAATTTGTCGAACCACGTCCCGGGCACGTGGGATACGGTGGTTCACATTGACCCCGACGGATGCGAAGACGTGGACGACATAATATGCTTGAAGCGCGTCGACGACGGCTGGGACCTAGGCATCGGAATCGCGGACGTGTCGGCCTGGATTCCGGAAGGCTGTCCCTTGGACATTGACGCCAGGGCCAAGGGGCAAACCTTGTACGTTAACGGAGACGCACGGGTCCCTATGTTTCCTACATCCATCTCCGCTTCCGCGGCGTCGTTGCGGGCGGACGGGGTCGAACGGCCTGTGGTAATGCTTCGCCTTGCGGTGCGAGGTGGGGTCGTCGTGGGGCGGACTTGGGGACTGGAGCGGGTCGTCGTCGGAGTGTCGCACACTTACGAGACAGTCTTGGGGGATGACGTCTTGTCACGGGTGTTACCGGAGGTGTTGGGGGTGGCGTGGGGATCCTCGGTGGGGGCGGATTCCCATCACTGGATTGAGGTGGCAATGATTCTGTACAATACGGCGGTGGCGGAGCTGCTGCGACGTGAAGGGGCGGGACTGTTGCGCGCGCACGCGGGAGTGACCCGGCCCGAATGGGTGGCCTTGGCGGAGCGGACGGGATGTCCGGACGTCGCGATGTTTGGAATGTCCAAAGGCGTCTATGTCGGTGCCAAAACGACGGATTGCGCACACGCGGGACTGGGGCTCGACGTCTACTGTCACGCGTCGTCGCCCCTGCGTCGCTACGCGGACCTTGTCAATCAACGGTGTCTAAAGGCCATTCTGTTTGGAGGCGTTCTGCCGTCGGCTTCTTCTACGTTACCGATTCAATTGAACGAGCGATCGCGTGTCGCCAAACAGTTGGAACGAGACCTTTGGTACGCGACGCATTTACGGTCGGATCGCGTTGCGGAGGCAGAGGGGATTGTTGTCGAGGCCAAGGGAACGGACCTGTGGAATGTCTACGTGCCGGCGTGGAAACGCGTCCTTCGCTGTCGTGAAACCTGTAGTGATACCAGTCCTTGTAAACTGGGCAATCGCGTTCTCGTCAGAGCCTATGTGGATCTGACGACGACGCAATGGGATCGACGGACTGTGTGCTCAATTAAGGGGCTCCACCCCTTTAACCCCGCCATGGGTTCTATCGGTGGGGGTCCGAAGGGGGGCTTTGCCCCCCTTCGTTGTTAAGAAGGTGACAGGTACTCTGTAGTTCCAACACAAGGTTATTTGCTACTTCTTGTCCCGAAATCGGCAAAAATGGAAAAATCACAGTGGAAAAAAACATGTATTCGTACAAGGCAAGTAAAAAGACAAGACCCAGATTTTCAAACACAAGGGTCCTCCATCGAATGCGAATGCGGCGTTTTTTGGCGTAGGCGACACCGACCAGAAACAGGGCGCTGAATCCTCCCACATAGATCCAGGCATTTCGAAAGAGTCCCGCATTGTATACGGTCCGCTGTTGAAGCATTTGGTTGGCCTGCTGGGCCATCACAGTCGTATTTAAAAAGGGTTCCAGGAGCACGTCCACAATGGCGATTTCAAGGGTCGTGAGATTCCGACACGAATGAACAATGTTGTCGGTCAACACGGTGACTGTCTTGAGAATCCCGCTGTCTTCCATCGAGGACACAAAGACAAAGAAAAAGACGGTCTCAAAGATGGAGATCAGGGCAATGTGAAACAAAAATTTCAAGATGAGATTGACGATGAAAAATTCGTAGGTGTCTTCGCCTATTGGCGCGACTGCGACTGCTTCCGCAACTGTTTTTACCTCTACACTTCCTACAGAATCACTCGGTGATGTTTGTTTGTCGTCCAGTAGGAAGAGAGAAAGGCTCGAATCGCGCATCGCAATAGCACGCTCCACATTTTGGGGGGTCCAGGCGAAACTTTCGCTCAGCGACGGAGGTCGCTTCATACGATAAATGTCAACAATCATGCTGTTGATACTTCCGGGCATCGAGGCGATTCCCGACATTTCCTTGTTGTCGGAATTCATTCCTGATGAGGGTCCTTATTTTCGACAAAATTGAGCGACGAGTCTTTTCGGAGGGTGTCGCATAACCCATGCCCCTCGTGTGTGACGCCCTCGCCTACGATGTACTCGCCGAATTGAACCGTCTTCTTCTTGCGCAACCAGTATCACATCCTTTGCGAAAAGAATCAGTGGATGGGACTGTATCCGTTAGTGTGGATGGATCAGTACTGCTCTTTCATTCCGCTGCTGGCTACTCCTTTCGTCGCTTGACAGGCGATGTCGAGGCCACCTTGCGGGCCGATATCACGGAGCCTCGGGACTCCCTTTGCTCGACCTTTGAGGTCGACGATGACGCCCTTGTTCCGACGCTGTTGGAACGATTCCAGGAGCGTCACGGCGTCAAGATGGCACGACAAATGGATCACCACGTCTTTACGGCGGGAGGTCGGAAACGCATCATTGTGAAACTTCCTACCTGTATGGTACGCCACATGTTGGCCCCTACGGGAGGACTGATGAAGACGGTGGTATCGGGGCCGGTGGCCTCCTTACGTGCGGTCCCGATGGTGGCACGCTATGGATCGCTACCTGCCGAAGACTCGGACAAGTACACGTCCGTCATTGTGACGGAATACAAGGAAGACATGTATCCTATGGTGCTGAACTTTCATCACGCCATTGTCAAGGAAGTCATGGCGGCGGGACCCCTTGGCATCAGTGTAGGACCGATCGCACAGTGGGATTCCTAGGCCTTGTCTTGAAAATTGAATGGAGGGAAAAAGCGTTTTTTTTGTTCAATGAACGCACTACGTCTGTATATGCTCACATCGTCCAGTTTTGGGGCTGGCTTTGGAGCATACCACGGACACACGCATCGCATACGACGTATGGGGGAACCCTTACCCACCAACGTCGCAGTTGTAGGAATGGTCCGTGATGCGTGTTTGGGAGGGGTTGCCGGTCCGCTCTTGCTTCCTGGCGTTCTTGCGGCCTTCGTGACGCCACTTCGGTGTCCCTTGACTAAAAATTGAGGATTCCTTGTGGTTTTTTGAAGATGGCACAGACATGGAATCAAGAGACGTCAAGGTAACAGGATACGGAAAGGTGGTTGTGACATTGAGTTGGCTTGGAAAGCCTGACGACGTTTTGAAGATTTCTCCTGATCTTGAATCTAATGGATATTATGTCAAGTTTGACCAAGAGACGATCGGAACCAAGGCCACATGTTTCTTAGAAAATGCAGGACTGAAGACCTACCTCGGACTCTTCTTCGCCTCGTTTCAATTTGATGTGGCACCTCCCGAATACATTCAATTCGACTGTCCCATGTTTCCGACTGTCAAGATCAAGTACGGAAAACATGACGACTATCTGTCCTTGTTAATGGCCCAGATCGAGTTTCTACAGGCGGATTGGCCGTTTGAAACGATTTCGATTGCCGACAAGTAAGGGTCCAAGAAAACAAGAAAATTGATTCCTTTTTTGCTGTTGCGAGACCCTGTAATGGAGATTCTCGAAGGAGGAACGTCCAAAATCCACGTGGATCGGCGGGCAGGAACAGCGCAAAAAATCCTGAAGCGAAAAGGAACGCAGCGGGATAGGGATATCTCGGTGGAACGCGAGGTTCACCGAGATATCCAACGATTGTTGGAAGAAATGACGTCGTTTCGTGTTCGAACACCTCGTCTTATAGAAGCAGGAGACAAGTACTTGATGGAATTCATTGATACATCGAAACCCTTGTGGGATGAAGACGCGTGGGCCTTGTTATCTGATTCCGAGGAGGTACGCGATCGTCTCATGGGAGCGATTCGGTACCTTGGTGCCAAGGGGATTCTGTTGCGGGATGTGGAAGCCTATCTCCAGACCGATCGTTCCGTGGTCATCCTGGATTTCGGACAGGTGTCTCGCGGAGTTTGGACGGGGTCCTTGTCCTCAGCTTGCCTTTTACCGGCCAGCGTCACCGAATTTGACGCCCTATGGTGATCTGCGACGGAGTTTTCGTGTGCGACGCCCCCCTTGACCTATTGCAGGGGCAAAAGGAGCAACAGCACCAGACAGTTTAGGTCCCAGTAAGGTTCCTATCGCAGACCCACTGAGAAAGGTATTTTGTTCCGTGCGTCCGAATTCCGCAAACTGGATTTGGAGTCCCACGACGCATTCACCGGGCGACATTTGTTGCTCAATCTTGTGTTTGAGTTGGTCGACCACGTCGTCCATTTTTTTGTTCAAGGCGTCGTTCGGTCCTCCAAAGATGCCGATAATGCCGGCTACGAAGCCTCGTGCTAGGCTCACGGCTTCGGTGTGATTGGCGGTGAGGAGACGCTTGACCTCCCACTTGCTTTGGTCGTACTGAGACGAAGAGGAGAGACTCATTCTAATCCATAAAGACAAAATTTGCCAGACCATTTTCAAAGCGAATCCAGTTGGTGCCGACCAGAAAGACAGTCACCGTCCATTCGCCGTCTGTGGGGCCGCTGACGGGTGCCACCGTCAAATTCAGACGCATGTCCACGCGACTGGCATTCACGCTTCCACTTGGTTCAAACTGCGTCGGTGCTGATGCGAAATTGTAGGCATAGATGTAATTGCCGTAGGCCCGAATGCCTCCTGGGACGTCAATCATGGAGGCACGCCACCATTGTTCGTCTTCGTCGGCCCAGATGGCGGTGCCGACCATGAGTTGGGCGTGCTGAAGAAGGGGACCTTGCGGATTCCAAACAGGGTCAATTTCACTTTGGAGGGCACGTCCGTAATTCGTCCAATCGTTCGTTTCTTTCGTGGCATTTCGACGTAGAAAAAACAAGAGTTGTCGAATCGGCCCGTTGGCGGTGGTCAACGGAAGTCCAATCTTGATTGTATTAGTGGTCGTATTGACGACGTACTTGAATGGTTCGGAAAAGGTAGATTCTACCACAGGGGCCATCAAGATTTCGTGAGGTTTTGTGCGATACGCGGTGCGCAGAGGTTCGTCCATATGACTGACGCTACACATCATGTCGGCAACTTCAAAGTCGGGAACGCGAGGATCTACGTCAATCGTTTTGAAGACGCGGGCTGAGGTGAAACTGTAGTCGCGCACCTGAAACGACTGTCCAGTGGGAACCTCTTTACAGGCTTTTACGGCATTGAGTTTTCGCACAACATCGGCAAAGGGACGGAGCGTAATGTGAAAGCGGACTTTATTGGGGCCGGAGCAGGAGACAAGAGGAAAGGCAGTGTTCGGAAACTTGGAGAACCAAAACGGAAGATGGCAATACACGTAGCCATCCTCTGACGAGAGAATGTTGTCTTTGGTGACAACGGGTTTGTAGCCGGTTATCTCGTCGTAGGCAATGCCGCTGGTACACGAATGATGCGTCTTGTTCCACACATCGATCCAATCTCCAGTAAAGGATTCAATGATCACGCCGTCGACTTCCATTTCGGCAAGTTCGATGGCGATTGTGCCGAGGCTGTTGGCCCAGATCCAAAAATTGTCGGGATCGAGGAGGACGTAGTCGCCGATGGCAGGTCCGATGTGCTGAATGGCGTCGGCGGTCAGCCAGGATTGCGGTTTTAAGCGAAGGGTGATGGCGTGAAGAAAGTCGGCTTCCCAGGGAAAGGGGACAGACAGGGTAATGCGCTGTCCCCAGGAAGGACCTCCCATAAAGGGCCAGACGACGGTTTCTTGGACGTAGTTTTGGTAGGTCTTTTCTTCGGGTTGAAATTTCGTGGTTTGGGACCGCTGAGGGTAGACATATTCGTCGAAATCGGTACGGTCTACAAGGGATACGACCTTTTTGAGTTCGCCGATGGGTTTGGCTTTGGACATCCTACAGAGTCTGTAGATTCTGGTCTTAGACTAATAGGACACGGGAGATCAAAGTGGACTGGGACCACTCAAATCAACAAAAAACTATAGCACCTATGAGGGGAACAAATACAAGGGGCTCCGCAAGGGGGCAGAGCCCCCTTTAACCCCGTTCTGGGTTCTATAGGTGGGGGTTAGAGGGGGGCTCGCCCCCCTCAGTTGCCCCACTGATTCTTACATCGAATACAAATGTACTGAAACTTGAGATTCACGGGGTCCGTCTTGATATAGAGAACATCACGCAACTCCGGATCCGCGTCGGCAGGACACTTTGTACACGCGGGAGCCTTCGGTCCGCGAAAGTGGGGAAGGGTGGGATCAGACAGCGTGTACGGGTTGTCAATCGTGATGCCGGAAGATGCTCCACTCGCCGAACTACCGGATCGAAAATTGGTTTCAAGAACCATGGCCTCTTCCGATGTCTTGGGTAGAAAGGGTTCTGTAAAGGAACATGTACGACACATTAGGTGAACAAGCATAGGATTCACCGCATCCGTGATAAAGTATTGGTGATTTCCGCAACGAGGGCAGGTACGAACGGGCATTTGTTACTTAAAAAGGGCTAGGATTTAAGTCCTCATTTTTTTACTAAGAGGAACACATTGTACACTCCTTTTCTTCCTCGACTGTATTTCCTATCACCTTCACAGGTTCAATTGTAAATTTCTGGGCACTGGCCGCGGGTTTTGTGCGAAGATAATACTGACCCGTCTTCAATCCCGCATCAAAGGCGTAGAAATGCATGCTGGTGAGTTTTCGGTAGTCGGGGTCCGCCAGAAAGAGATTCAAGGACTGACTCTGGCAAATGTAGGGACCACGATCGGCCGCCATGTCGATCGAGGACTTTTGCTTAATTTCCCACACGGTCTTGAAGATGCGCTGTATATCCTCGGGAATCTGGGGCAGACCCGCGACCGACCCATTGTTGCCAATAATGGCGTCCTTTATTGAAGGCGTCCAAAGACCACGTTCGAGGAGTGCTTTGACAAGGTGCTTGTTGACGACGATGAACTCGCCGGCCAACGTACGACGGGTAAAGATATTCGTCGCGTAGGGCTCGATACATTCGCAATTGCCAAGTATTTGACTCGTGGAGGCAGTAGGCATTGGTGCGACAAGGAGAGAGTTGCGAATGCCTGTGCTGCGGACACGGTGAGATAGAGCGGTCCAATCCAGTCCATCCTCTACCAAGGGGCTCACATTCCATAAATCAAACTGTAACTTGCCTTGCGAAGTAGGACTTCCCGCAAAGGACTCGTAGGGTCCCTCCACTTCGGCAATATCCGCGCTGGACTCTACTGCTGCGTAATACATGTGAGCAAAGATGCGCTTGTTCAGGACGCGGGCCTCCGGCGATTCCCAGGCGAGACCCAACATCGCAAACACGTCGGCAAGGCCTTGTACGCCGAGTCCCACGGGACGATGGCGCATGTTGCTGCGCTTCGCTTCGGGGATCGGATAGTAGTTAATATCGATGACGCGGTTCAAATTGCGAATAACGATCTTGGTAGAGGCTCTCAGGGCGACAAAGTCAAAGGCGTCGTCCTTGACAAAGGCGGGAAGGGAAAGGGAGGCCAAATTACAGACGGCCGTCTCATCTTTGTCGGAATACTCGATAATTTCGGTACAAAGGTTGGACGACTTGATGGTGCCCAGATTTTGCTGGTTCGACTTGAGATTGGCCGCATCCTTGTACAACAGATACGGGGTTCCCGTCTCGATCTGACTGTCCATAATCTGACGCCAAATGCTCTGGGCCTTGACTGTCTTGCGTCCTCGGCCTTCGGCCTCGTAGCGTTCATACAAGGTTTTGAAGGCGGGTCCTACGGCGTCGGCGAGTCCTGGGGCCTCATTAGGGCAGAACAGCGTCCAGTTCCCATTGGCACGCACGCGCTCCATAAACAAATTGGGAATCCAAAGGGCGTAGAACAAATCGCGGGCCCGGTCCTCTTCGGACCCCGTGTTCTTCTTCATTTCAAGGAAATCCTCGACATCCGCGTGCCAAGGCTCCAAATAAATCGCAAAGGATCCATTTCGCTTTCCGCCTCCTTGATCCACGTATCGTGCCGTCGTATTGAAGACGCGAAGCATTGGAACAAGGCCGTTGCTGACGCCTCCGGTCCCACGAATAAGGGAGCCCTTGGCGCGAACATTGCTTGCGTGGAGTCCAATCCCTCCTCCGTATTGACTAATCTTGGCACAGTTTTCCAGTGTTTCGTAGATGCCCGGAATGGAATCTTCCTTCATCGCTAGAAGGAAGCAGGATGACAGTTGCGGGCGCTTGGTCCCCGCATTGAACAGGGTGGGGGTGGCGTGCGTAAACTCTTTGCGACTCATGCGATCGTACGTCTCAAACACCTTGGGAAGGTCGTGCCCCCAAAGTCCGAGTGCTACGCGCATCCAAAGATGTTGGGGTCTTTCGATGACAACGCGTCGTGTATCGCGAAGGAGGTAGGCTTTTTCTAGTGTCTTGAATCCAAAGAAATCAAGATGAAAGTCTCGGCTGTAATCAATGTGGGCTTCAATCGCATCCGCGTGGGCTTTCACGGTGGCAACGTAGTCGGGATCCAGCAAACTGGCATTCACTCCGTGAGTGTCCGTAACGGCATCGAGAATCTCTGTAGCTTCCAACAAGGTCTTAGGAGTATTCTTCTGGTGGTTGCTGACGGCGATGCGGGCGGCCAAGTCGCCGTAGTCCGGGTGAGTCGTGAGAAGGGAAATCGCGAGGTTCGCGGTAATGGTATCCAGTTGGGTGGTCGTAATCTTGTCGATCAGACTTCCCAGAACTTGCTGGGAAAGGCGGGCCACATTGACACTCAGGCCCTTTGCGGCGTCGGCAATACGCTTCTGTACCTTTTCGAACGCAACCTCCTCCAGGCTTCCATCGCGCTTCGTGACAAACATCTTCTGTTCTTCGGAATTCATTTTGCGAATCCGATTTGACCTCGGCCGACCTCATTTTTTTACGGCACCTAAAGCAAGATGCTCGCCGCTGTGTCACTGGGATTCGCCCTTTTTGCCGTCGCCTTGGTCGTATTGACTTTTTTACATAAACAGAAACAGCGTCTCGAAGGGTTTCTTGACGACGTGCCCAACTCACTGTTTGTCCCGAAGGTGGCTCCCGGGGGGTACATGGAACACTCGCCTTTGTCGCCGGGTCCGGCCAACAATGAACTCACCGAAAAACTTGTCGAAAGTGCGGGACTTCCCGCGATGCCCCTTTCCGAAGCCGAGGGAAATTGGGCCAAAATGACCTCGGAACGTTGCTACCACTCCGACAAGGGGGAGGCCTTGAAGAAAACTCGAAATTATCTTCAACGCACCAACAACTATATAAGGGAACACCCGGATGATTGCTCCGCACCCAACCACGAGTTTGTGGGAACCTTTTACAAGCCCTTTGACGGCGTCGGAAAGACGCCTGAATGTGGAACGGATACGCCACCCTCGACGCGTCGATGCGTCTAATGCTTCTGTGTTTTCCGTGTTTTACGCGTTTTACGCGTTCGCTTACGACTTGCCATCACGGACCTTGGTCCCGGGATGAGATGTCGCGATCCTTGCCAATGAGGCAGGCGTCGCAGCGTGACGGGGGCAAAGGTGTGTCGATTCGCCTGATGTCGCATCCTATTAACGCGAGTCTGACGATTATTGCCAATGGGAACGCGGCTAGGTCGCTTTGCGGGTTCCAGAGTGGCTCTGTGAAGGGGATTTTGGAACATGACGTGTTCTACGGGAATCGCTGTGTCAGACAGTCGTGATGTACGAAAGGGATTGGCAGGAGATACAGACCTTGTCGCTTGATTCGGTTGAGGAATATTTGAATGGATGTTTATAGTTCCGTGACGCTGGCTCATAACCGGAAGGCCGTTCATCTTACTAAGGGCATCTAAAAAATGCTCCAGTGAAAAAGTAGGATGAATACAGACCCTGTGTATTTTTTACTCAAGTATAAGACGGAACAGGGCTGTTATACAGTCTTCAGTGCCGGCACGCGTATACAGTCTATTTCGGAACCCCATCTATGTCACATTGTGCGGTTCTATCCTATGCCGACCGTCAACTTGACAATTTGGTTTCGCCTGTTTCAGCGACGGGCTCGACAGCACGTCCGTCGACGCCGGTGGCTTCGCCATCCACTTCGGCTACGGTATCGCGAACTCTACGGGGTGTTCCCGTCGTATCCGAAGCATCTCCTGTAGTGGATGGCTTTCGTTCCAGGAGCAGAATCTTGGGTTTGTAAGTTCCGTCGTGTCGAGCAGTCTCGACCGCTTTCCAAAATCGCTGGTACCCTGGATATCCTACATCCGCCCACCATCGTTGGTTGCGGAGTACCGTGTGATGGCCCCAATCCTTCACCGTCCACACAGAGGTTTCGTAGACGACGGGATGTTTAGGTGTCCACGCCATTGCCGCCGCGAAGCCCTCTTCTGAGGTCGGAAACAGGGGGCTGTATTCGTACATGTAGTCGGTGGGGAGTGTTTCTTCGGTGGGCGCAGTCACGCAGATGACGCCCATCCAAGGGTGCTTTCCGGATGTGCGGTACTCGGGCGTCACCTGGTCCTTTGGTTTCGCTGTAAACTTGATTTCGAAATATTCGACGGCTAGGACGTCACACACCTCGGCCTGTAGCTGCATCTGGGCAAAGTAATGGAGCGGAATGCTTTTGGTCAACTCTCTCGACGTAGGACACTTGAGTTCTAGAAGCCGCCCTTGCTTTTCGCCGTCCATGATCAGTCCGTCTGGGCTCGCACCTAGCCGGGGGATGCGTGGATGACGGACGCGTCCGAGCCCGTCAAAGACCTTGCCACCCGCAAAGACATGTTCAAATATATCGCGGGCCACGGGTTCGTAACGCCAGCCCCACTTGAACGCAGAAAGACCACCCTCCTCCGAGGTCAGGTAGACCGTGCGCGACTCTGTTTCGGCGGACTCGTCGATGAATCGTTCCGGTGCGCACTTCTTCGCGACGACGGTTTGGAATTCACTGGGGGTGCCGATGCCTTCGCACACAGCACCGAACTCGTGCCCCGACAGCATCTCCCGCGATTCGGCGTGCCACTGTGCCGACTTTTGAGCGCTCTGAGGAAGGGCGGGAAGACGCACTGTAGGGTCTGAAATCGGTATCAGGGCGGTGAGGGCTCGTGCCCGCTCAAACAAGAAGTACTCATAATACAAGGATCTGAGAATCATCAGAGCGTCGTTGCGTGCCCGTACGGTGTGAAATGCTTCCCGTAGAAACATTTGCGTCGCGTCCTTCATGTCGGTTTCTATCCACTGTGCTAAATCCCATTCGTCGCACAGGGTGGGAGGGCTGACAGAGATCCAATCTTCGAACCACGCCACGCAAGCGGAATAGACCATCTCTAGAGAGGCCATATTTATTTTAGAAAAGGGGTGGGGGCTTTAACTAGTCTGCTGAATTCTTCTTGGTCGGCCGCACAATCTCAATTTTGAAGACGGCAGGAACACTTGGATCACCTGTGTGGATAATCTTAAGTCCTTTGACGGCAGTAATAACACCGTTTTCGTAGACGATTTGTTGCTTGGTGTTGAGGAGTTTGGCATCGTTTGCCTTTGTCAACATTCGAAAAAGATTTTCACGCTCGTCTGTGCGAAGTCCCGGATATGATTCGGCAAAGGCACGAAACTTTTGGAAGCGAATCCCGCGTTCCAATCGTAACCAGGGTTTTGTTAGATGTACGGCGGCTGATTCAGCATCAAAGTATCGCTGAAGTCCCATTTCTTTGGTCTCCTTTGTTTTTGGAGAAAGAACGATGGGTTCTGCTAACGTGGAGGGTATAGACGGAGGATCTGTTCGTATTGGATCTGCGACTGTTTCTGTGACTGGGACTACTTCTGTCACTGCGACTGTTTCTGTAACTGCTACTGCTTTTGCTTCTGCTTCTGCGATTGCTTCTGCGACGGATGAAGGTGTGGGCAAAGGGATAGACGAAGTGACAGACGAAGTGACAGACGAAGTGACAGACGAAGTGGCAGACGAAATGACAGCCAAGTCGGTCGACGCTTGGATGGGAGAACTAGTGACTGGCGTTCGCTTTGTGCGACGCATGGTTTTTATTCGACTGGGAACCATGACTATTCTAATCTATATAGGTGCCACTCGTTTAGACTGCTCTTCGGAATATGGAAGGTCCATATAGGAATGGACAATCATTTAGACCGATGGGCCGCCTTTGAACGTGACCGCACAATCGGTGTTCCAACGACCTACGATCCGACGGCGGGTCCCAACTGTAGCGGAGTACGGATTCGTAAAGAGGGGGTGGCACGTGATTCCATCAATTCGCGGGCCTGGGATTTTTTTCACGCAACCCCTCCGACGCAGGTCAGTTCCGAGGGACTCCGTAACAAACAAGGACCACTTCAATACGACATGAATCCCATTTCGTCGCGTATCAATACTGTTCAGTACAGGATTCAACCATCCTACATTCCGGATCCGCCACGGGGTGCCACCACGGCAGCGTCCTTAGGCATCGCCCCTGTTGCCGGACCGATTCCTGTACCTCCAACAACCTTTTTCACGAATCCGTATACGCAACGTCTCGATGCGGGAGGGTCCGATGCTCGCAATATGATTCGCGAATTGCGATCCGCCGTCCAAGAAGACAACCGCGAGTTTCAGACGGACGCGGACCGGGCACTCGCTGCGCGACAATTCACGGACCGTTGGTTGCCTGCTGTGGCAGCGGCCGATGCGGGGTCCCTCCAAGCCTATGAACTACTCCGGCCAAAGCAGGATGATTGGAGGACAACAGGGTGAAGAAGGGTGACTCTAGATTTCTTACAGATTGAATCTATACGAAATCTAGTATATTACTACCTTATTTGCGTTGTTTGCGTGATCGGTTTCGCCTTCCACCCGCCTTCCTTGAACGTTTGGGTGTTCCCGTCACCGTCTGATAGTGGGTCTGGAAGCGACATCCTTCCAAGGATCGGCCTCTTGGATCCGTAATCCTCGGAAACAATGTCATCGGGGTTCTTGTGAGGATGGCTTTTGTGGCCGTGTCAATCTTGGCGTAAATCACGTCGTTGTTTTGCGGAAAGATTCCGAGGGCGTGCTCTAAAAAATGCGAGTGAGTGAAGAGGACGGCGCGGTACACCCGCGTGCCGTCGTCGCGTTCCACTGGAGTGAAGAAGGGTTCCGTGGCTTCGCCGAGATGGTTCGCCCACTCTAGAAAAAGAGACCAGTTTGACTTGGCTTTATTGCTCACATCCCCTCTCCCATCCGTTCCGAGTTTGGCGACAATAGCAGGGCCCAGGATCGGTGCCTGTTGCGTTGGGGGAAGTGGCGTCCCCGAATAGGTGTTGCCTAGTTCGGCAATATGAGGAAGAATATGGATGCGTTTGTCCTTGTCGGAGGCCAGTTGGTGGTAGGCCGTCATCTGGGCACGAATCATACAGGACGAGCCGATCGCATACCGATCATCTCCGAACTTGGCCATAATGGCCGCTTCCAGGGCGGGTTTCCGCTCGACGCAGAGGTCAATCCCGTATTGTGTCAACTCCGGGTCTGCGTACATCATCGCCGTGGGCTTGAACAGCGAGGACCAGACGTTGGCACAGGAGAGTCCGTGACGCACAAACAGGACTTCAAGAAGCACCATCTACATGGCTATCCGAAATTCACCACGACCTCGCATTCGTGGATGTTGACCTTCTTCATGGCCGACTGCGTCAATTCGCATCGCTTCTTGCGACTCTTTGTTTCGGAAGCCGTCGCGGATGCCACGGTCGAATCCGTGGACAAGGTCGATGTTGTGGAGGAGGGGGCTGAGGCGGAAGAAGAGGTATTACTGCGACTGTAATGAATCTTCAACGTCGTGTTCATATCCTTTTCGACGATCTCACGATGTTCCGTCAAAAATTCCAGGATCTCCTTTTCGATGAACCAGCGGAAGAAATTCAGTTGCCCGACCGTGGTTTGAAAGGGTTCCACGTCACGTGCCTGAAACAATATACGTTCCCGGCGACAGAAGGGGTCAAACAGACGTTTGCTATAGGCGTTCAACTCGCGCTTGTAGTTGAAATACACCAGAAAATGACGTCCTGCCTGAGTAAAGGACGTATTCATCTTCTTGGCGTAGTTTGTGACAAAGTAATCGACAAGGCGAAGGCTGATGGTAGAGGTCCCCTTCAGAATCGGAAGCAATTTGTCAAGGTGTCCGGGTTCGCTGTAAAACTCCTGGAGCCAACTGACGACCTGATCCTGTTTACATTGAATACGGTTCTTGACCGTGGTCGCACGACGCTCAAAGGTGGGGGGCGTATAGGAGTCTGTGACGGTCGTCATGAGGGATTCTAGAGAAGAAAGGTGGCCTTCATTTAGGCCTTTGACTGGCCAATTGCGGATAGGCTTCCCGTTGAAATGTTCCTTCAAAGTAGGGACATGCCTGTCATTATGTTAGATGGCAACTCGTACATCATCGATCTGACGCCCGCGAATCGCGTCAGACGTACCTTGTATTTTCGCAATGGGTCCCGGTCCTTGACGCCAGATGAACGCCGGCTCTTGGACGACCTCGGAATCGACCCCATTATGGAACAGACGCTTCGCACCGAGTTGCCCGATTTTTTCAATCAATTGCCCGCGTGCCAAAGCAATACCAACTTGGTGTTATCAAAGGATTGTCAGATTCCCCACTTTGTTCTGTGGTCCATTCTTTTTCACGATACGACAAACACGCAACGACGCATCTTGGCGAATCGCCGACGTCATCGAACGGTCAGTGCACTTGGAACGGCGACGACTGGGGTTATGACGGGTGCGTTGAACCCAGGGACACCGAAGCCCGCTTCCATCGCGAGTTTATTTCAATTGATCGTACCCGGATCCATGCTTCCTCCCGGCACCCCTGGAACTCCCCAGGGAGGTATCGGTGGACTGTTTCACGTTTTGGCGAAATCGCCGTAATTTTACGTTTGCGTCCTTGACGCAATTGTAAATTTCTTCAATGTATCATAGAGGATGCTTGGAACAAGAGCGTTGGGGCATACCATAGACACCGGTGCGAACGCTGTGTCGCAACGTCGTGCTGCGAGGCTCGGTTACATTCCGGCCGACATTCCCTTGTTGAAAGATTTACAAGTGTTGGAACTCCGAAATGGTGTTCTTCGCACCAATCCGTCTCTCGGAATCTCCGACAATGCCGAAATTTGCGATTTAATGGAATGGTTTGCCGTAAAGACGCACCCCTTGCCTCCTTTGGCACGAAAGGTGCTGTGCCTGCTCCGATCTCGTCTGGTAAACAGCCACACGAGCGTCGAAACGGCGGCATCGTTGCGGACAGGGCAACTGAACAAACTACAGGAAATCAATCGCATCTTATTGGCAGACGGCGTCACAGAGGTCGATATGGATGGTGGGACCCGAGTTATTCCGATGGATAAATGCTTTGGAGAAAACATGCGCTTTGTAAGCAAAGGGGGAGCCCCTGTCACTTCTGGCACTCCTGGCTCCTCCGGTACTCCTGGCTCCTCCGGTACTCCTGGCTCCTCCGGTACTCCTGGCTCTTCTGGAAAGGACGGGAAGGACGGAAAGGACGGAAAGAATGGGAAGGCGTGTGTCACCCACGTCCACTGTGATACGGGAGATCTGACTGCTAAAATCGAGATCTTGCTCAAGTTTGTGGAAGAGTTCAAGTCTATGAAACCTGGAGCTGTATCAAATGTGCCTAATCTAACCGTACTTACCCAGATGATCCAAACCTTACATGCGCGGGTCGTAAAAATGGACGAAACAACCACGCTCCTTGTTAAAAACCTGTTTCAAAATGTGTTGAATCGGATGAATAGTATTATGGTGGAAATTAAGAAGAAATGTACCGACTTACCGTCCAATATGAATTCTGTTATTGGTGAGCACCTCGATGAAATACGTGCCATCACCGCAAAGTTGAACAGTATGGACGGGAAATTGGACGCCTTGACGATCGCCATACAGGCAATTCAGACCCAAGTGACGCGTATCGCAGGACAGGGAGCCCCTGTACCTCCAACAGATCCTGGATTTACGGTCCCTGGCATCACCACTCCTTCCGATAACAACGATCACGCCGATATCTTGAACATGCTGGAGACCATTTCAAACAACCTTGGCAGGTGTTGCGACAAGTTATCGACCGAACAAATTGCCTCGTTTGAAACATCCCTTGAAACAATCTTAGAACGTCTGGAAGTCATCGATCGCAATCAAACCTCACCAGACCAATTTCACGACATTGTGGAATCCCTCTTGGAGGAGGTCAAAGATTCCTTGAATGAGGTAAATGATGCGCTTCACATGAAACTGAAGGAAATCAGCGTTGATACACAGCACATTCGTTCGAATGTGTCCAGTCTTTCGGACAAGATAGAGTCTCAGACGGATTTGATCTACGAATTAAAGGAGGAAATGAAGAGCATGAAAGGAGAATTGATGACGTCCCAGCGAGATGCTATGGAGGTTCATCGACTTCATTTGAACACGATGGAGGAACAGATACGAGCCTTGGGCCAGTTGATTCAGCAAACGCGTTGTACAGATTCGATCGTGGAACCCTTGAAGGTCGAAATTCTCGCCAAATTGGAAGCCTTGTCTACACATTTTCAAGACCCTCGCAACGACTCTGAAAATGTTCGCAAGATCGTGTCTCTTCAGCAACAAATCCAAGACTTGATGAGTGAATCCTCTCGGAAAAACGATGTTCTTCACACCAAGGATGAGGACATTCGCCAAAAGGAGGAAGAGTTGAGGCGTTTACAGGCCAAATTGGCGGATCTCACGCGCAAGTCGGAATCCAATCTGTTGAATCGCAATCGAAGCATCAGTCAATTACAAAGGGACGCACAACAGAAAAATATGGAGATTCGTGATTTGAAGGACGACATTGAAGCCTTGAAGCACCAAATCAAGGAACTCGAAGAAAACTGCGATGTAGAGCGCGAAGCCCTACAGGAGGTGTTGGCACGTGCGGAGCAGGAACTGGTGATTCTTAATTATTTGGCAGTATCCTACGAAACCTTAATTGATGCTTCAAGAGGAGCCGATCAGACGGCCTTTCGTTCCAAGTATCAGATGTTTCAAGAGAAACGTGAGCGAAGCGAAGAACTGATTCAAACCTTGCGGGAGATTTTGGGACGAAGTTCTGGAAACGGAAAGGACATCAAAGATCGACTTCGGTTGGCCTATCAAACAGCGACGGAAGCCCTTACGGAACGCCACACTCAATATGTGGCATTTTTAAACACGGTCAAGGAAGACCACGAACGCCTTCGTAACAAATGTATGGATAAGGTGAAGGATGTCATAAAGGAATGCTCGGAAGAAAGGGAACAGACGAATGCCTTGTACGAAGCAGAAATTGCTCGTCTCAATTCGAATATCGCAGATTTGGAGCGCCGGCTTGCGTTGTGTGAGGAAGGACCTGGACCGCTCCCTGAACGCCCATTCACTCCTATCACTGTGGATCCTATGACACCCACGTTTGAACTGATGCCAAACAACAACAATCCTCAGCGACGCAACAAGACAAATCAAGACTCGGTCGTCTCAGAGTTGAAAGCCTTGGGACCTCAGAACCCAACGTTTGAACCCATGGGGAACAATAACAATCCTCAGCGACGCAATAAGACGAATCAAGACTCGGTCGTCTCAGAGTTGAAAGCCTTGGGACCCCAAACCCCAACGTTTGAACCTATGGGCAACAATAACAATCCTCAGCGACGCAATAAGACGAATCAAGACTCGGTCGTCTCAGAGTTGAAAGCCTTGGGACCTCAGAACCCAACGTTTGAACCCATGGGGAACAATAACAATCCTCAGCGACGCAACAAGACGGACCAGGATTCGGTCGTGTCAGAGTTGAAAGCCTTGGGACCCCAGACTCCTGAGTTTGAACCCATGGGGAACAATAACAATCCTCAGCGACGCAACAAGACAAACCAGGATTCGGTCGTCTCAGAGTTGAAAGCCTTGGGACCCCAGACTCCTGAGTTTGAACCCATGGGGAACA